CACATGCTGAAAGTTCTGAATACGTTCCTTATACTTCCCCCATTGAGGAATAGGGATAATAAGGTCTTTTGCAAGACAGATTATTCCATTCTTGATTCTTGCCGACTGATTAGGATAATACAGATTAAACAAACCGCCGCGCTTTCTGAAAGAAGGAAGCTGCGGCATAGCCTTGTATTTAGCAGGGTACGCCTTAAAGTCTTTTATAGCCTTGCAATATGCTTTTATATTCTTGTCCAACACCTTTAGTATTTGTTGCGATACTTGGGCCTTCAGAAGTTTATAATTTATCTCTCCCTCAAGGTTAGGCGTAGTCTTCATCAGCTTATCCATATCGGCATACCACAGCCATTTGTTCTCATTCTTGAGAGTCTGACGGAACAGGTATAAAGCCTGATTGTAGAGGTTGTTTGAAACCTTGCACAAGTTTACAAGATGTTCTGTTTGCGGTATGTAAAAGCTATAAATCAAGTTCATTTTTCAAGTCCTCCTTTATCAGTTCCATTTTCTTTTTCCGTCTTCTTGAATACATCTTCATAGCAAAGCAGTGAAGCATTGATATGATATCGGAAAAGACTTCCTTTTCATCGTCCTCGGTGGTGGATTCGGTTTTGTTGATTACAATAATCTTGCAGTTGTACTCCAAAAACAGACGTTCAAACATATCAAAGGATATTCTGCTGAAACGGTCTTTGTACGTAATGTATATGCTGCTTATTCTATAATTCAAGACATCTTCCAGCATCGAGCGGAATTGTTTTCTGTCAAAATTCATTCCGCTTGCTATATCCTTATACACTTTATCTACTTTCACCCCATTCGCATTACAATAGTTTATAAGAGTTTCTGCCTGATTCTCAAGGTCTCTTTTCTGTTTAGGAGTTGAAACTCTCGCATAAACCACATTCACACGATTTTCAGAAAGTCCGGCTTTTCGATATACATCTTCTTCGTTGTAGTCGTACTGCCTGTTTGTCTGCATCACTACACGTATATCGCCATTCTTTACATATTTGACAAGCGTTTGCCTGCTAATATTTAATATCTTTAATACCTTTGATGATTTCATATCACAAATATAGTCTTATAATATGAAATATCAAATATATTATTGAATAGTTTTAATGTTTTTCTGTACTATATATTCTTTCTTTAAATTTAAAAACAAAAAATGCAAATAATAATAAGTAGGATAAGCCATATCACAGCAAGCGCACTAATCTGTTTTACCTTTCGGGAACGATAAATGTCAGTTCTAACTAAATAGTGCAAATATCCGGATAGAATAAGCCATACGGTAAGCAATATAATCCCAATAATCATGGTCTCGCTTTTAAGTATTCTTTGTTTAGGTGATTATTGTATATAAGCCATCTAATCATTGAAATAGCGGTATCAAAAGAACCAATATTCATTTCCTGGTGCTTCATATCATATCCAAGTTCTTCGTATGAAATAAACCAGAAGGTTCCGTCACTATTCATTGCAAAATCAGCATTTGGGCGGTTACTTTGAGTGATTGACTTTGGCATAATTTCCAGAAGCCGGTCAAGACTCCACGCAGGAGTAATGCCTCGGTTCATGCGAACAGAGAACCAGTGTTCAGGATCAATACCTTCACATATAGTATGAAGGTGATATTCTCCATATTCAGGTGTCTTACTTTTTTCAAGGTACATATCGGCTGTGCCTGGTTTTAATCCCAGCTCTAACAGCTTCCGTGACTGGTTTATGTTTGTTCCTATTTGTGATTTGAAGTCCATATATCATTCCTCCACTTTTACAAAGATTACTTCTGTTTTATCTTCACGCTTTAATGCGGAACATTCACCAATTACTTGTTTGAACACGCGGCAATCACTTGTTAGACCGCCTATGAAACAATGGCAGCATGCGATTACACCTTTTGGTGGTTTCTCTGCTTTCAGCCTTACAAATCCAATCTGAAAGGTTTCTCCTATCTTAAATTCTTTCTTAGGCATATTTCAATGAAAAAACTCTCAATATCTTTACAGATATAATATCCCAGGATATGTTCAAAATGGCTAACGCAAATGCCTGTTCTTCCCGCCACACATTTAATAGAGGATTCAGGATCCATTTTTAATATGTCATTAAAGACCTCCTGGCAATTGGAATAATCTATTCGCACCATAAGACCTTTATCTTTTTTATATTCATGTGAACTTATAAGTTCTTGTAACCTTTTTAAGTCCATATCCTATTTATTTCCTTTGTTCTTTAATCGAATTTGTTCCTGAAGCTGTTCATCATTTTTCTTCTGAAAGTTCGGACAATTGTACACGTCCCCGAATGACATCAGAACCATAACAGGGAAGAGAATGCCATGCTGGCAATTTCTTCCAAATGCGTCAGCAAATGTGCAGTCTTCGCACCGCCCGTTTACGTTATAAGCTGCCATATTATAACTCCATTGATTTTTGAAGTTTAGAAACAAGTGCGTCTGCCTGATTTATAGCTACCTCAGCAATTGTTTCATGAGGATTAGGACTTGTCTTGCCTGCATAAAGAGCCATATCCTTGCTTGCATATACTCCTTGTGCTATTGCAATTGCAGCCTGTATCCTTACTTGCTGCCAATCCGGATAAACATTTTTGAAATCCAGTTCGGTATCAAAATAGGTATGCCCGTCAGAGCCTTCATATACACTTTTTGCGCCCGATTCTGCAGTAGGTTGCGAATTAAGATTCAACTTAACTTCAATGATTTTCCCGGTAGATAAAATTTTTGCTTTCATATTTCATTCCTCCACCTTTACAAAGATTACATCGTTTTTATCTTCTCTATCACCACGGTAACAACTTCCAATAAACTCTTGAACAGCTGTGCAATATTCCAGCCCAACCAGGTCACATCCAGTACATGTTCCAACCTTTTCTGCTTTAACTACTTTCAGTTTCGCAAGCCCGCATTGAAATGTTTCTCCGACTTTAAATTCTTTCTTCGCCATAATCAATCTTCGTCTTTAGGGAACAACTTCTCAATATCGTTGGTATAAAAGCTCAGTATATCTTCAAAATGATCAATGTAAATACCTGTTCTTTCTGCTAAACAATTAGGAAATCGTTCAGTATCTATTTCCAATATCTTATCAAAAACAGTCGTGCAATTAGAATATTCTATCCATACCGCAAGACCATGGCCCATTTGCCACTCATATTGATCAATCAGTTCTGTGAGTAATTTTAATTTCTTGAAATCCATATCCTATTTATTTTCATTTTTCTTTATTTCCTCATAAATCATCTTTGCAAGTTCCGGAACAGACTTGTCACACCAGCCGTCTGCTATGTCGTCTTTTTCTTTGTCAAAGTGATTTTCGGCAACATATTCGTTCACCCACGATTGAAAATCATCCTCCGAAATACCATAGTCGGGGTCGTATTCTATGTAAGATGTAAGTGAATAGCAGTGTTCGTGAGATTTCCATGGATATACAGTTCCATCATATACGAGAGTCTGGTTCATGTATCGTTCTCCAGCGTGGATAGTTCCACCGCAATAATCGCACCGGTGTTCTTTACGGGAGATAGGGGATTTTTCTTGTAATACTTCTGGCATATTATTTTTCTTTTTTATCGTTCTGTATTTCAGATAATTTATTAATCACTAAGTATGTAAGCATAAATTCTATGAAAAGGATGTCGTAATCCAAACCGGAGAAATAGCTCATTGCCATAACGAAAGCCACAAGACCTACAAAAATTGCAGTAGCAATAAAATACTTTTTCATCATCAATACCTGAATTTACCGAATTGAATTACTGCCATTGGCTTTCTGAAATCATAACCGCGGAACCACTCTTTCCAGTCGTCTACCGACAGGCCATCGTTGGCCGCAAGTTCTTTCAGTTCCGGATATTTACCGTCGATGTCGAAGAAATTGAAAGAGGCACATCCGTCGCGATCCAGCTGGAAGGTAAGCTTCTGAACACCTGTTCCAGATTCCGCAGTCAGACAGCCTATCGTTATTTGTCTGCTGAAATACGGACGGGCTTCCCACTGACGGACGGAGATAACCGCTTCACCTTGCTGCACCTCGTGTATGCGTTTTGCCCAAAGCGGGAAGTTGGCCCGGATGGTGTGTCGTTTTTCGCCGGAAAGGAATTTCTTACGGAATCCGGTAGGGTTTCCCGACCGGGGATGTTTGGTCGGGAAAGATTGCGAAAGCATGAGCACGTAAGTCTTTTTCATAACTTTTTTAGATTTCATGTTCATCGTTTTATTACATTTTACCTACCGCAAAATAACAATTTTAAACTGAAATCACATCAAAATTATTTCTAAATTTCATAAAACCTCCGAATTTTCGTTTTTGTCCTTCAAACTACCGAATCAGACCGCTAACTTTGAGGAAAAACACAAAGACTATGTTAGTAACGAAAACCGAAGAAATCAGGGCATACGTGCCCACCAGCGTGTACAGCGGCGACCAGTCACTTCTCACAATCATGGAAGAGACAGAAGAGAACATTCTTGTGCCGATACTTGGGCGTAAACTCTACGAAAAGGTATGCGGAGAATACGATAAGGCTATGGAAGAGTATGGCGGAGTGACGGCGGCCTACGTGGAAAAAGAAAACCTTACACCCGAAATCCGTCTGATACGTGCCTGCCAGCTTCCGGTGGTCTACTTGTCGCTGGCCAACAGCACCGGCATTCTCACGGTGAGTCTGAACGACGGGGGTGGACTGAATCAGGTGTACACCGACGGGTACGACAAGGCCGACGAGAAATCCGTGAGCCGGTTTGAGCGCGATGCGTATTTTAAGGGCCGTCGCGGAGTGGACCGTCTGCTGGTATTCCTGGAAGAGGATGCGTGCAGTCAGGCTCCCGTGTTTGCCGATTTGTGGCGCGAAAGCCGGTATTTCTACCTGCAGGGCGACTTGCTTTTTACTACCGCTATCGAGATGAACCGTTTTCTGGACATTAACGAAAGCCGGGAGAAATTCATCTCAATGTTGCCTGACATACGCTATTGCCAGAGCGCTTACATAGAGCCGGAGATAGGGGAGGAGCTGACCGATGCGCTGGTGAAATGGTGCACGCGCTCGCTAAAGTCCGACCTTTTCACGGGCGAAGACAAGGATGCCATAAATGCGGTGTGGCAGAAGGCGGTGGACTGTCTTCGCATGGCGCTGGCACTCTACATCGAGTCGCGCCGTCCGGAAAAACAGCGCAAGTACAGCGAAAACGAGGCAGCTTATTCCATGACAAAGGCCCGCAAATTTATCTCCAACCATCAGGATTCTTTCGGAGAGTTTATCAAGGATTCTCCGCTGTATGTGCCGCCGCTCACTGAAACAACCGGACCGGACAAGCAGCCCATATTCGATTATGACAACCAGGACAACGCCATCTTCGTCATGCGTCCGCAAGCCTTCACCAGGCACTGATTTTTTGTCCTTCATTCCCAGTTTTCATATACCTAACTTTGGAGTATAAAGAAACGACAAATGGATACGACAAACTACCAGATACATCTTCCGGCACTTCCCGACAGTTGGAACCGGCTGTCTACCGAAGAGCTGGAAGAGGTGAACAGACTTTACAAGCGTAAGGAGGCTATGGCTGCGGCAGGCGACGAGGAACGTGCCGACCGCCTTTTCAAGCTGAAGTGCTTCATGCTTTTTCTCGGACTGAAAATCGTGCGGCGCACCGTGACCGATGAAAATGGTGAAACGGTGTTTCTCTTCCGGCGCAAAGGGATTCGCCACCTGTTTGAGCGCATTCCCATGCGGGCATGGCAGGTGGACCAGTGGATTGACCAGAAACTCGGTTTCCTGGACAATCCTTTTGCACGCACCGTCACTCCCTACGGAATTATCCGCCTTCGTATGGGGGCCCTTCGTCTGAAAGCGCCGAAAGATGTGATGTCCGATGTTAGCTTTGCGCAGTACCAGTCCGCACAGAATCTGCTTATCATGTACTGGGACGCACAGAAGGTTCTACAGACGCTTGTAAGGCGAAAATCGACCCATGCCGCCATCCGGATGCAGTTGCGCCGCATGAAGCAGGCACGATGCCGGTTTCTGGCCACGCTGTTTAATGAATCCGTGCGCGAGACGGGAGAGATACGCGAAGGACGCTACCTGCGCAAGTGTAAGCGCCGCGTGTGGTCGTTCAACTCCGGACGGATACAGAAAAACGCCCGCTGGTTTAGCATGGTAGAAGCCCGCATGTTCCCCGTCATGGTGCAGTATTTCCAGAGTGTGCAGGAAGCCTACGCACGCATGTATCCGGAGCTGTTCACGCCTAACGGGAAAAAGAACGGACGGCAGAACCCCATCAAGATAGAGGTGGAAATGATTAACAACATCATGAAGTATCAGGGATTCAGTGACTACGACGCAGTGTACGACAGCGAGGCGGTCCGCATCCTGGGAATTATGAATGCCATGGCCAAGGAAGCCAAGGAAATTGAGAAAATGAATCAGAAATACAGAAAAGGGAAATGATAACCGATTACCAGAGTAACGCATACCGAATTTCTTACCAGGGCGTGTCCATGACAGAAAACGCACTGGGAAACCCCAACCTGATTCAGGTGGGGGTAGTCCCGGGCTGTACCATCATGGTTGCTCCGCAGAAAAGCTACGGCATAGATTATCTGCCCAACGGAGAATACCGAAGCTGGACGCTGACGGGATACAACACCCGTCTGAACCGCACGGAGGCACACTACATCTATGCCCGTCTGGAACGTGGTTCTGACGATGCCATGGTGCTGTTTTCCGTGAACGACTATGCTACTGACGGAAGCATCGGCGGAGAGAATCCCAGCGAAGATTTCTATTACATACGTATCGGAAGCATTACCGCCACCGACAGTCTGGAAGCTGCCACCCTCGACCGTGAAATTACACTGGACTACGGTAAGCTTTTTACTCCTGAAGGTAATGACCAGGATGCAGCCGGATGGAAGGAACTGTTTGAAGTGACAGCCGATGACCTTATCCGTCCGCTGAAACGCTTCACTTCCTACATAGTTCAAGGCACGCTTTCCATTATCGGCAAGCTGGTTATCAACGACAAGCAGATTTCTGATGTGGCACGCCAGGGAGATGATGGTAATTTTGTAGAAAGCGATGAAAATTTGCCCACAACAAAACTGTTGATGGGTAAATATCTTGATGAACTTAGGAAAAGACTTTTAAGTAAAGACCGTGAGGACCAGACAGAATTTCTTCTCAAGTTTGGCGAGTTTATTGACAGCATGATTGCCGGCAAGGGTGCTGGTATATTCCCCGACGGTCGTGGGCAGTTCTCAAGGCTGGAGGTACGTGATGCACTTGTTGTAATGCGGCTTATCATAAATGAGATTCAGGCGATGGCAGGTGATTTCTCTTTCAGCGATGCAGGATGTATCGAAAAGGTGGAAGACCTGGGAGACGACACTTACAAATTGTGGATGGAGAAGCGTACAGAATATGATGTGACAAATTTTACTGAAAACGACATAATGTATTCCATCATCAATAATCTGCTGACTGGAGGCACGGATTATTACACAAGCTGGTTCCGCTGTCTGACAAAGAACGTCAACGACAACACGCTAACGGTAGTGCTCTATCCTGATTCAGAAGTGCCTGGAGGGAAAAACTATCCTCCGGTGGCCGGATACAACGTCACTCGACGTGGTAACTCTGTATTGCCAGACGAAGGAGAAGTGAACGAGCGTGCGCAGAGCTGGCTGCTCTCCAGCCGAGAAGGGCGCATCATGTTCCTCGCCAATGTATACAAGCCTATATTGGAAGATTACAACTACGCCATCAGTATCGGTAAATTCCCTAATATTAAAGCTTTGGATAATCTTCCGGTCACTACAGAAGACGTGGGTGTGATGGCCAAGACTATCGTCTGCGAACGGCTATATCAATATGATTATAACGGTGATGTCATATCTAACAAGGTGGACCGCGGCGAATGGTCGCTCACAGTGGCGCAGTCAGAGCAGCCTTATCGCTTTATTCAACACGATAGACTTTATCCGGACGGACAGCACACGTTTACGGAACTGGAGCAGCACACCGTCTATCATTACGGATGCAAGTGGGGCTGCTTGGTAGACAAGACGGAAGATGAACCTGTATGGAACTCCCCCTCGTGGTCTTTACTTGAAGGCGACAAGAATTATCATCTTGACTTCGAAAGTTCGAATGGATGGCAGTTCTTCATTCAGCAGGTCAATACAGACATTACAGCAGTAGTAAGTTATGGTAACAGAAATATAACTAACGTTCTCATGGCTACAGATGGAGTGGAGGTAGAATGGCTTCGTGACACAGGAAACATACCATCAGATAACAGTTGGAAACCTACATACGTTGACGGTCAGAAGCATGTCATACATCTATCCGTAGTCGATATGGGTAGTGGTTGGGGAAGTGAGTATCGGAAGATAAGTTTCATCTGTAGGGTATTTATACCTGTAGGAGAAAATTTTGAAACAGTGGAAAACAAAATTAACATCAAAATATAGATTATGAAAGAAGTCTTTGTAAGGTATTCGATTCATGAATGTATTGGGAAAGTGGCTAATGGAACTTTATCCAGAGAAATGCATATTTCCGATATAATTGATATAGAAGAAGATAAAGTATATGATTTGGAATACATTAAAGATAAATTATCAAAAATGTATGGTTTCTTTATAAATGAGATAGAAATTAAATATATAAAATCATGGCAATAAATACGAATGTAAAGGACATATCAGTACATGTAGACCCGATTTCCTTTATTGCAGACATTGAGATACTGAGCGGAAATACCGCACAGACCTATAACCAGGACACTAAGGAATATGAGCCGGACCGTTCGCTTGTCCCCTGCGTGCTGATGCCTTACGTGCAGGTGTCTGATCCTGAAGGAGTGATGAACGGTAACAGGACGATTACGGGTGTGGAATGGTACGAAGGATCTCCGAAAGCGGACGGTAGCAACCGTATATCGAATAACGACAATTATATCATATCCGACACCGGACTTCCGACCTATTCTTTGAAGGTGAAGAAAAATGTAGAGCCAAATACTCCGATGGATATCTTTGCCATCTTCACGGTCACGGATACCCGTAGAAATACGGAGGTTAAAGTGGAACGCAGCGTATCTCTATATACGGCTCTGTATGATACAAAGGTTCTTAACATGCGGTTGATGGACCAGCCCCAGGGATGGTTTATCGATCCTACAAGGGAGAAAGCAGACTCATCCGGAAGATGGATGCACACTATCACAGCACAGCTTTTTTCAGGAAAGGAAGAAGTTCCTGATGCTAATGCGGCTTACTGGTGGGAAATAAATACCGACAATTCTACATGGAGGCAGATTACACAGGACGAACTGGACATCTTCATTTCAGGCAAGGATAGCAGCGGGAACTGGACAAAATCGCTCACGTTCGATGCACGTTTTGTGCGTACGGCTGCATTCCGTTGCCGTGCGGCATATTATACAGGAACACGCCCTTCCGCTCCGGAACTGGAGAACCTGCAGGTGACATCCACTGTCAAGGTTGAAATGCCGAAGACGTTGAGAGCAAGCATACGGCAGCTTTCAGGAGCAAAGATAAACGCCTCGATGAGCACGACTGTCAGGTTTGAATGTGTTCTGACTGACAACAAGCAGGTGATAACCTACAATGACAAGCTGTTTTCTATTGTCTGGAAAGCAAAATCCGGAAAAGCGGGCGTGTCTGACAAGACAATCGGTAAAGGTAATACCATCAGCTTTACGCCTTCATCCTTGGGATTCGATAAGGCATATTCCATGGCCTTGTATGCAGAGGTAAAGATGTATGCGGTCACGGCGTTGGTAACCAGCGGGGGTAAAGTAATGATTAATAACAACAAGGCTGTCATAGCCACAAAATTTGAATAATATGGGATATCTACTTGTTAAACCTGAAGTGCTTGAATCAAAAGGAATCAAGTATTTCGAACGTATGCCGGACGGTAGGGCAATTGCCGATTTCTCCATGTTGCGGGTAATAGGTAGCGTAGGAGATGTACAGATAGTATCTTCTGCTGAGGAACTGAAGAAGATGATTGAGGATCAGAAGGCCAGCGGACAGTATGAAACTGTCGATACAGAATCCGGTACACAAGAAACGGATGGAATAACTGATGAAATCGTTGTGTCTGATATGGAGGAAGGAGGTGAATCATGAATCTGGAAGGTGGCTTTACACTAATCGGACTGATGGATGGTACAACTATAAACGGATTCATCCGCGTGGAAGGAACCCCTCTTGTACAATGGTACAACAAGGGGACCAGTCAGTTTATCCCTGATTTTGAAGGACTGGCCGACAACATGAAGCCGACTACGGTAACCATTCTTCGTGATGTGGCAACTGGAGAAATCATCATTCCTCACGAAATCACGTATAAGTACAACGGGGTAACACTCACTTTCGGCTCTGACGGACTTTCTACGAACAGCGGAATGACTGGATATTTCAAAAAAATAGACAATTATTCGGCGACAATCGGCTCCCAGTCTTACCAGTTGACTGCATTGCGGGTAATGAAGAACCTTGTTCCTATATCCGGATACGACAACGACCGTATCAGTGTATCTGGTACGATAGAAGTAGGCGGACAGAACATTTCATTCAATGAGCTGTCGAAGAATGTGGTTATACGGGAAATGACAGGCAATGCCTATGATGTGATCATATCGGATGACAAGGGCGGTGCCCTGACAGAGGCCGGTGAGTCACTGACATGTACTGCTACACTCTACAAGGACGGCGTGGAAGTTACGGATTATTCCGGTTATACTTACCAATGGGTGAAACTGCTCGGTACCGGTGACTCGGACTGGGGTACTTCACGTACACAGAAAGTCACTGCGGGTGACATTGATAACATATTGAAACTTCGTTGTGACATTAAGTCAGGAGGCAGTGTGATAGCCTCCGGCTTCACGCAGATAACCGACTATTCCGACCCGTACTATGTAGATTTCAATATAACGGGGATTACGGGTAATACAATTCGTTCTGGGGAGACGGCTGTAGTGAAACCCGTAGCGCGGAAACGTTCAGACGGCACAGACGGAGGCATATCAAACTGGGACTGGAACATAAGGAATAATGCCGGAAATGCATTTATTCTTTCTGACAAAGAATCCGAAACATTTAATGCTGCTACAGCAAGTATAAGCTATGCGGACATTAAGCGTGCAGGAATGGGTATCAGTGGAAGTGTAAGTGCAACAATTGAATAAAGGAGGTTATATGATAGCTACAGGTGATTTCTCTTTAATAGGGGTGCAAGACGCTGTAATAAATGAGTCAATTTATAAAAGAACAGCGCAAAATGTAAAGCCTGAGACTCCCGTTTCTGATTCAGGTAAAATTCCTGAAGGATGGAGTGCTACAATGCTTGATGTATCAGCATCATTTCCTTATTTGTGGGAAAGTCAAAGGGCAAGAACAGAAATGTATTCGTCGAATGACATTTCTAATGCTGTTTTGGTGTATGCAGGTTATAGAATTAGCAATACGGGAAATAAAATTTCGGATGCGAATTACAAGTATAGCGATAATATAAAACTCTCTAAAGGTCAGGTTATAGAGGTAAATACAGCGGGAAGCTCTGTATCGGTTATTTCATTGTCTAATGGAAGCACGGCGAGTTTTACCCCTGTTAAAACTTTAAATAGCACCGTTCCACAAGTGTCTACCTACACAGCGGATGAAGATTGCAATGTCGTAGTTTGTGTTAAGACTACTTCTGCATACAGTGTTAAGATATACACTGCAAGTTACGGTGCATGGTCTACTCCAACCTTAAAAAACAGCTGGGGTAAACAAGGTGCAAAACTGCGAATGAGAACATGGGCAAAGGGTGTGGAGTATTTGCAAGGAGCAGATGGAGAAGAGTTTTATGATGTTGTTGTATATAATAATAAATTATATCTATGCACCAAAACTCATACCTCTGACTCTAACAACAACCCTTCAGCTTCTATATCAGGATATTTGGGTTTTTGGGAATCTGCTCAAGAATGGACTTTTATCGCAACAAAGTTACTATTAGCTGAGAAGATTAACGCAGAACAGATTAATGCAGATGGAATTAAAGCTAAAAATGTAGATATCGAAGGAAAGATTACTGCAACTTCTGGAATTCTTGGAGGATTTACAGTCACTCAATCAGCAATAGGCTCTACCGATGTTGGTGATAGTTTATTACTTATGAGAAATGGTATATCATTTAACAATAAAAAAAAGACGGCTGGGATTGGTGATACCTTACCTGGATCTACAGGAATTGTATCCAAAGTTGCTGGTATATTTACGACAACTTTAGATAAATACGACTTACATTCAGAAGGTATTGGGACATTAATTGTACAATCTAAAGGAGGTGTATCACATACTGCGTTAAGTATAGTAACTGAAGGACGTGATTATGATACAGCGATTGATTTTCGTGGTAAAATTAACACTCATGGTAGTGAGTTAGGCGGATCTTTTGGTGATTACGGCCTGACTACAGCAGTTGGATTTCAGCATGTATGGGACCCCTCGGCTGGTAGATTTAGACTGGGAGATTTGTTTTTTGTAAATGGAATATTAACCGGTGTCAGATGGCACGATAATTAATAAAAATTTTAAATTAGAAAGATTATGGAAACAATAGATTTTAATGAAGTGATAAGAGATCCGGAAACTATATCAGTTGTGGGAGAACTGCTGAAAATAAATTCCTATTTCAAAGCATCTGCAAGAATAAAACCTTCAGAAATTGATAATGTCAGAGATAACGGTGCTTACTGGGTTGATGAATCTGAAGATATTCCATCAATAAAAAATACATGTTTATTGGTATTCAATAATAGTTATAATAACACGATTCAATTCATTGCCAATTATTCAGGGACAACATTAAAATATCGAATAAAATGGGTATCCAAGGATTGGACACCATGGAAAGAACTTTTATAAGAGGCTATATTATGTAGCCTCTTGCTTTTGAGGTTCAAAAGAAGTATCTAGTGTAAAATAATTAATACCGACTTTTTTTATCTCTTCTGAAAGGCTAATAATACAAGCAACGCCATCAATAATTTTTATTTCATAGACAGAAGGACGTAAAGAGCCACATATTACATTATATTTATTATTGCCTGAATTTCCGGTAATCGCTATAATACACGGATAACCGCCGTCTTTGAAGAAGATAAATGTGTCTGCATTGCTAGAACCTATTTTGTAGCCATCGCCATTTCCGTTAAACGTTAAAGTATAGTTCTTAACGAAAGATCCAGCAGGCATAAGACCGTTTTTGTACCTGTCAACCGTTCCTATCAGTTCTCCCACAACTAACTAACTGAACAAAAGAAAAGTGAAGATTATTTTTATCTTCACTTTCCTTTTGTTCTAATTAAATAGACAGTTGTCGTATCAGAGTGCTTTCACTTGTCTGTGCATATACCATTGTCATTTTTAAGCTTCTATGACCTATTACCTTTTGTATTGTAGTAACAGGAACATCTTTGTTTACAAGTCTTGACGCACAAGTATGTCGAGCCACATGAGCTGAAACATTCTTATCTATACCTGCATGTTTTATAGCAGTTTTTAATCTGGCATTGAACAATTCCTTTTTTATTCCGGAAAAATCATCAAGCCTGTAAAGATATTTATTTATTATTTGCTCTGCTCTTCCGTCGAATATAGAAGAAATAGGTATCCTAACGCCTGTATTTGTCTTTATGGAAGTATAGGTAAGCCACATTTTCCCATTTTCTATGGTGAAATTTTTCGGGGAGAATGAAGCAAAGTCTGATATTCTTGCTCCGGTGTAAGCCATAAAAAGGAATCTGTCAAGTGTAACAATGAATCGTGATGGAGTGTCGGTACGTGCTATGTAATTTTCAATTTTACGAATATCATCGTCAGTCAGCGACTTCATTTTATATTTCAGACGGTCTGAAAGCTTTTCATGATAGAAGTCGAAACTACCGGAAGGGACCTTGTTGCCAAACAATTTCCTGGCAATATTATAATAACACCTAAGCACATGTATATGCATACCTATTGTAGTTTGATTCAGACCGGCTTCACGCATATAGCGTATAAATCCCTTTGCATAATCTTCCGTAATATCGGAAACTGAACATTCTTTACAGAATTTCCTGAGATGCTTTAGCACACGCCGGTGTATTCCTTTTGTTCCTTCGCGAATATCGCGGTGTTCTATCTGATATTCCATCATCGAATAGAAGTCATTAGATGACTCACGCCCGTCCCATATTTCCTTCAGCTTTGAAAGTGTAAACTCTCCGTCGTAATCAAGTTCATACTCTTCAAGCTGATAAAGCGTTTTACGGATAAACAGATTAAGTTTCCTTGCATTTGGGTTACGGATAATAAGTCCGTTTTCACCATCCCATTCATCGTGAAACACATGTACGTTTGTATCAATTAAGATACTTTTACCGAACTGTTCGCAGCGCACATATACGCTGAACATACCTGAATCAAATTCTTTGACGCAGATAGAATACTTGATTTTGTTCATAGAAGGTTTATTTTATTTGGCTATCACAAGTTAGAAAAAAATTACATAAAAAGCAATACCTGTAAAAGAAATAGTTATATTTGTAATAAATAAACCTAATTGCAGGTTTGTTTTATTTGGCTTGAAGGGCGGAGCAAAGTGTTGCACATCCGTCCTTCTTTTTATTGTTTTAAAGTGCAAATAAGCATTCAATTATCAAAAAAACAGACCCGTTTTATTCGGATATAAATATTTTTTGTAATTTAGCGGCGTGATAGGGAAAACAGGGATTCCCTTCTTCGATGAGAGTTTTATCAACACAGAAAGGAGACAAGCGATTGTCTCCTTTCTTGTTTTTGTCCGCCGAGAAACCGTCGTTTTTTTGTCCTTCATTCTCCAATGTGCTCTTCGTAACTTTGTATTGCAACAAAAACCAAATGTTTAACTAAAAACGACGACAAGATGAAAAAGATGATTTTAATGTTTGCACTGCTGATTTCTGCAGTGACCGTTTTCGCACAGGGAGCTGTAACCTCTGAACCTTCTACTGCCGGATTCGTAATCGACCTGGGCACGTTTACCGGAATCGTAGCACTTATTTCGGCTATCGTGACACAGATTCTGAAAGTCATTCCTGCCATTTCAGAAAGCAAGCTCGCAAAAATCGGTGTGAGCGTGGCGGTAGGTATGGTGGTGTGCGTGCTGGCATGGGCGCTTCAGCTTACTCCTCTGCTCGAAGGATACCAATGGTGGGGAACGCTTATTTACGGACTGGCTGCCGGCCTTAGCGGATGCGGTTTCTACGATGTGGTAAAAGCTATTGCCGCTCTTTTTAAGGATAATACGGAAGAGATGGAATAACGGGGAGTCGGAAGGAGGCACGGAATGGACGCAGAAATGGTGACGGCCATAAGCGCAGCTGTAGTTTCCGTGGGTACCTTGATTTTTACTCAGTACAACAAAATGACGCAGAAGTATCGTGACAAGATGAACGATATGAAGTTGGAACGGTACAAGCAGGAAACCGAACGTCTTAGCTTCAAGCGAAGCGAGAATACGGCAAAGGTATTCGGTGAGCTGTGGAAGGTGCTCTACGAAACAAAGGCCGACAGGGTGTACATCGTACAGCCGTACCCGCTGGGTAACGCAGCCTTCCTTTCCATCTATTTCGAAGTGAAACGCAAGGGGGTGTCGGGCATGAAGGATAATGTGCAGCGGCTCCCCATGAGCGAAATGGCAGTATTCAGCAGAGGACTGGCCGAAAACCTTTTTCTCTGCTATACGGATATAGACTCTCAAGTGAAGGACAAGATGGCCAAATCCCTGTTTATAACCAATGGCTGTCGCGCCGTAGCCATAAAGAGGCTGAACAGCGCTTCCGACTGGGTAGGAAACATCTTCTGCGAGTTTACCGACGAAATGGAGGTAAGTGAGGAACAAACCCACAAGGTGCTGCACGATGCAGCGGTGAACATACAGTTCATTCTTCCGGAATACCGGGAGAATCCCTATAAATAGAGTTACAAACCAAAAACACAACACAAACAATGGACGAAATCAGTTTTAAGAAGGGAGCTGAAGGCTATGTGGCCGAATATACTTCCGAAGGACGTACAATGGTGCAGATTCAGGGTGTGAAAAGCGGAAGGCTTTCAATCTCCCGGTTTATTGACACCATGGAACCCGTCGCAATGGATACGGTGAATTTCACAAATTCAGTAATTGAAATCAATGTACCTGCCGGCATGAAGGTACGGCTTCTGAGCGATGTGGAGGTGAAAAAAGTCAAGGCATTGGTCATCAAGGATACCGCAGCAGCCGGTGGTGGCGGAGGAGGTGAAAGCTATGTGCTCCCGAAAGCCAGCGACTCTGCTTTGGGAGGAATCCAGACCGGATTTTCAGAAAGCGGAAAGAACTATGCTGTAAGAGTAGACGGAGCAGGTAAAGCGTATGTCACGGTAAACTGGACAGACACCACATATACCAATGCTACAACAGCAAAGCCCGGAATTGTAAAGCAGGGTGCCCATGTAACAGATGCTACAGGTTCGGAAGATGCACATACCGTACTGAACAAGCTGATTGACGAGCTTGAAAAGGCCGGGGTTCTGGCTTCTGCATAACCACAGTCACAACACACAAACTAAACTAGACACGACATGAGAATCTGGATTGATAACGGTCATGGTGCAGACACCAATGGGAAGCAGTCGCCCGACGGACGGTTGCGTGAATATGCCTATGCACGCGACATTGCACGCCGCGTGGTGGATGCGCTGAAGAAGAAAGGGCTCGACGCGCAGCTGCTCGTTCCGGAAGAGGAAGACATTTCGCTTCAGGAACGGTGCGCACGCGCCAACCGGGTGAAAGACAGCATCCTGGTATCCGTCCATTGTAACGCTGCCGGAAGCGGCACGCAGTGGATGACCGCACGCGGATGGGAGGCATGGACCAGCGTAGGTCAGACCAAGGCCGACAAACTGGCCGAATGTCTGTATCAGAGTGCGGAGCAGGTGCTGAAAGGCATGAAGATTCGCAAGGACACCGCCGACGGCGACAGCGACAAGGAAAGCGGTTTCTATATTCTGAAGCACACCGTATGCCCGGCCGTGCTGACGGAAAACCTTTTCCAGGACAATCGCGAAGATGTGGACTTCCTTCTGTCGGATGAAGGTCGCCAGAAGATTGTCACGCTGCATGTGCAGGGAATCTGTAAATACCTGGGCGTATGAAACAGCTTCCGTGGATACTGGTAGGCTTGCTGTCGGCCGCGCTCCTCTTTTCGCTTTTCTTCCGTGGATGCGCGTCGCCGCAGTCTGGTCAGGGTGATACCGTATGGCTTCCCGTCAGGGTAGATACGATACGCGACACGGCAGTTGCTCCTCCCGTGTCAGAACGTCCCGCAGGAACAGACACCGCACGCCTTCCGGTATATCGTCCGCAGAAACTGTCCGGACCAGCTTCCATCCCGGACAGCATAGCGGATACGGTTACGGTTGTTTCTGATTCGCTTTCTACAGGGAAAGACAGCGTGGACGTGATTATTCCTCTCACAGAGAAGGAATACCGCACGGACGACTACCGGATAGTCATTTCAGGGTATCGCCCGCAACTGGTGTCGGCAGAGTTTTACCGACGCACACAGACGGGGGTGGTAAATGCACCGGCACCGAAAAAAAAGAGGTGGGGGATAGGACTGAGCGCCGGATACGGGATAGGGCTTTCAGGGAAGACAGAACCGTTTCTGGGCGTTACGCTTAATTACAACCTGCTGCAATGGTAGCGGCAGGTTGTTTCTTTAAACACAAGAGAAAAACACAGGGCAGACGTGCCCGATAAACAAAGAAACGATGAGTAAGAGTGAGATTTTTAACACCATCCTCCGCATGGTATCGGAGGAAACGGAAATACCGTCTGCACAGATCCTTTCCGGAAGGAAGGACACAGAAACGGTAGATGCACGCTATCTGCTGGTGCATTTCCTTTTTCAGAGCGGATTGAATCCGTCGTATATCGCTGCACGAATCGGAAAGACGGAGCGTGCCGTCAACCAGATTCATACCAATTTCGACCAGCGTCTCAGCACACAGAAAAAATTCAGAATAAGTTGCGAAAGAATCAGGAAGAGGTTAGGAAATAACTCATTCCCAGAGTAATGCTTCGTCCGTACCTTTGTCATGTCGGGAAATAGTTCACGACACAACACAAACACAAAACAGTATGACAATCAAAGGTATGGATGGCCAGAGTTACAACGTAACCGGCCAGGGACAAGGTAATTTCAACACGGTGGGGGCTGCAGCCGGCATCGCATCATTTTTGGGTATCAACGGTGGTAACATCCTGGGTCGCAATGGCTGGGGATGGAACGGAGAAGGATGTTGCTCAGACAACATGCCCGTAAGCCGTTATGAGTTGAACATGGTGGAACAACTGAACGCAAAGGATTCAGAAATCGCTTTGCTGAAGGCTGACAAGTACACTGACCAGAAGATCGTGGAAGCCTATAAGGACTTGCAGGGTCAGATCAAGGAACTTTCAGTGGAAGTTCGCTCCAACAAGGACGCTCAGACCGCTGTCAACATGCAGCAGGCCGTTTACAACGGTACCAACACCGCTGCTCTGCAGTGCATGCAGAACAGCATCGCCGCTTTGCAGGCTATCACTAAGACATACATTCCGTCAAGCAACGTATGTCAGGATGGATGCTGCGGATGTCCGTCTGCCCAGTAACCCCAAACTGGCCCCGGGGGAGGACCGTCCGGTCTTCCCCTTCCTTTTGATTTTCAAGCACTGTAGAAAAAACTCAAACACGCAGAAAAATGACAAACGCACAGATTCTGACCGCTGTCATCCTGAAATGGGGTGAGCCGGTCATTCCGGTTATGATGGGCAATACGCTCAACGGTATTTCTGCCGGCATGCTTCCGGTGGAGAAGTTATTCAAGTCAATCGGACTCGCAGGCCCCGGATGGCAGATTTCCAATGAAATCAATTCGCTGGCATCTTTAGGAGGGACAAAAATGATCCGTCCGTTCCTCGAAAAATTTGTGTCCCGCATTCCGGACGACATGATCCCGGAACTGGCTCACGGATACGTTGACTCTGCCATCCAGCAGGGAAAGCTTTCCATAATCGACGGATTTTTCACCTTCGACCGCAATGACCTGGTGGAACTGAAGAAATACCTGGACTGCAACCTTCCGTATCAGAAACCCGAGGAATATGTGGTGAAGGTTCCGCAGCAGCCCGCACAGCCGTCGCACCCACAACCGCAGCCTGCACCAAAGAATGAAACACGAGAAAAAGAAGAGAAATAAGTGCCGAATACAGGCGGCCTGGTGTCCTGTAAAAGATATATAACACAAACACAACACAACTATGATTCAGTCAATTACTTTGTCTGGAGTTCCGACAGCTACCGCTCAGCCACTGACGGTAAACATCACTAAGAAACTGCGTCAGGCTTATTGCGTGAACAACGGCGTTCAACCTACTGCTACCGTCGTATTCAGTGTAGCAAGCGTCACAAACAACAACACGCAGAACATTGCGCTTATCAACGCAGCTGTAACTCTGACCTACACTCCGAAAAACGGATGTGCAGCAAAGACTATTCAGTGGACCGAACAGTTTACAGTAACCTTCATCGGTGCGGCAAATACAGCCCCTACCAGTGTGGTAGCTACAGCTTTAGTTCCGCAGGTATTCTCTTACAATGAGAACGGTTGCGGTTGCTCTGCTTGCGGCGCACTGATTGCAGTCCCGGTCACGATTACTGCTACCTTTCCCGCTTAACGAAGTTCAGGCAGCCGCGTTTAGCGCTTTCAGTCTGGCATCTGCCGATGAACCCGTAAAAAAGCGAAGGAAAAGGAAAAATGTTTGAGTGGCTTCCCGTCCGCGAGGGCGGGAAGTTTTGGAGAAACTAATTTAAAACAAATAGACATGACAACCGAACAAATGATAGACAGATACAATTATCTGTACGCCTTGATGAAAGAAAGCAAGGATGTGAAAAATATGAAGATTTTCGGGGAAGCCGAAAAATACATGTTCCGCGAGTTGGCAAAGGTGCATCCGGAGATGGCAAGAAACTGGCTGGCGCACCTCGAAGCAACAGAGTGGAATAATTACCTGGACGAAAGTGAAGCCGTAAACATTGGGAAAACAATGATAAATGAAGACGGTGTTCAGGGATTCCACTGGGGTCACGACACATTTGTTTCTGCGGTGAAGCAGCTAGGAGGTATTCCTGAAGAAAAACCGTTCTACAATTCGTATGCGCTCTGTGTTACAGCAAACATGATTTACAGCGACATGGCTTACAGTATTGCAGAGGATATGGGCTTCAAGAAGCCATCGGAAGTACCGAATGAAAAGATGGCTCTTTCATGTTACAAAAAGGCCGTTTCCTATCTTAAGGACAAAGATATGAACTTTCAGGTGCGCCGTTACTTCAAGAAGCGCATGTACGGAGAGCCGGCAGCCATGTAACAGCCGCATAGAAGAAAAGCTGGACCTCCTTATCCGGATGGTAGCTCAACTTGACGGGATAAGAGGATTTGGCTCTAATGTGCTGGCAAATGTGGTGGGCGATATAATTATGAGAAAAAGATGATGTAGTTTGTCTTTCCACCTATATGAATGAAAATGCAGCCGGGTTTTGTCGTTTCTTCCCCGGCTGCATTGTTTTTTTATTATCAGTATGTACCGTTAACTGTAAACTCAAAATTGTAGTCATTTTTCTTTCCTTCAATCTCTATCGGGAAAAGTATTTGTACTTTTTTACCTATCCAAATTTTATTGTCAATATCATTCTGCATTTCTTTCTTACTCTTGTAGAAACATGGAATGATTGATTTTTGTTTCCATTCAGAAGGAACATAAACGCCAAACCCCTGACTGAAATATACATTTGACGTAGGGACTATAATATCGTTTAGCTTTCCGTTTTTGGGTATGCTTATGCTTCCCTGACTTTTATCTTTGTCTATGTATTTTACTCCTTTGTGCATAATCCGGCTTATATTACCTGTATAGTCCATAAAGGTTACATCATCCCAATTTATTTTCAGTGTTTTTTCTGAAACATTTTTCAGCTCAAATTCAAACTGAGTGGTAGAGTACCACCACACAATGTCAATGTATTTATCCGTGTATCTGTATTTGTTTACAATCTGAGCCTTTTTATTTTTTGAAGGGACTTCATCAGAAATCTTTACTATTTCCGAATTACCAAATGGATCTTTTGAGTCTGAAGGGCTTTCAACAGAAGAAAGACCTAAATCGTAAACAGCCATATATGTACTTCCGCAAGAAGTAAACAAGCACATAATTAAAATTAAAGTCAATGTAAAAAATAAGTTTTTTTTCATAATGATAAGTAGTTTGTTTATTGCAAAAATATTGATTTGGTTGTGTTTGAGTTTCACAATTTCTGATTAAATGGAAAAAGTGCTGAAAAACGGTGTAAAATATAAAATGTGAGACAATTTTAATTAGATTCCCTTTTAAAAAAGTAGTCTTATCCGATATATATACAGCTGTTTTTTTGTCCTTCTTATTTTTGTGTATGTTACTTATTTTTGCTAAAAACAAATATCATGGAACAGAGAGAATTATTATTTAATGAGGAAGGCAAATCATTTGTATCAGAAACAAAAGTAAACTCAGACTATAATCTTCATATCGAAATGGAGAGTGGAGGAACATTGGAGATTTATCAAAGGGGAAGTGATGAAGGAAAGTATAGGCGTTCATATATTGAACTAAAGTGGGGGGACGTAATAGATGCAGATTTTTGTCATGCGGTCTATCCTAAGTATATTAAAATTGTTGTATCAAGTAAAGTTACAAAAGCAACCATAAGGGAGGCCGGATCATGAAACCTATTAAGCTAAATACGTTCAAACTTTTGACGTATAGATTCTGTGAAATTAAGAAGAAAAAACATACATCACCTCCTGAAGAAAAATATCTTGTACTCGACAAAGGAAAGCTCGATGTAAACAAATTAAAATAATATGTCATGGCAGATATACAGAAATTAAACAAGACATTCACCAGAGAACAGGTATTGCAGTCTGATGAAATGAATACTATCACAAAGAAGATAGACGAACTCGTTGATGGAGTCAATTCTTCTTTGAAACAAATTCCTGAAGGATATGTAACAGAAGAAACCCTTGCGCAGAAAGGGTACGCTACCTCTCAGGATTTAAGCAATGCGATAGGAGATATAAACACAGTACTTGATGAAGTAAACGGGGAGGTGATATAATGGGAACGACAGCAGACAAACTAAACAAGTTAAAAGAGAGCAAAGCCGCAATAAAGGCAGCCATTGAAGCAAAGGGTGTAGAAAATGTAGGAGAAATCCTTTCCGAATACCCGGCTAAAATAGCAGCCATTCCGACAGGGGATGAATACGCCCTTGAATCGCAAATGCTGATACTTCCGGTACGTTCGACCATTATCACCACGAGTGAAGGAAAGACTGCAGCGATAGCCACAAACGACCATATCAAGATTGTAGATGCCGACCTGAAGCATTACACAGTAAAGGGATGGAACGACCGAAGCGTGGAAAATGGCTTTGACAACGAACTTATTGCTCCTCCGGTAGGATTTTCTCTGGAATGTAACGGAATCAGAACGATATTGTATTGGCCGTGGCAGGGAGAATATTATGCTACGTCCGGTACTACAAGCAAAGCGTCAAACGCAATGCAGCATTCCGTATATGAGTATGACCAGAGAACAGGTGCGGGTGAAGGAACAGACTACCACGGAACTGTGGATGAAAACCTTGGCACACATACCGCAGGAAGTCACTTTGCAGCAGACTGGAGCGTAACAGTAACGGAAGACGACAAGCTTGAACTTTATAGCGGTAATACCAAGCAACGCTGGATAATGGAAAAGAATTGCGGTAACGCAAATGCTATGGTAGCGGATAATTACGCCGAACGCCTTGAAGCCATGTCTGTACAGAATGAATGGCTTCGTCACAGGTTCGCCATCTGTAGCGGAATAACATCTTCTGAAGAAGAAGGCACAATAACCGATGTGGAAATCCTAAATTCATCAGGTACACAGGCTCAGGTAGGTGAAGATATGTTTTTTTTCGTAAACGGCCAGAACACGGGTTTGAAAGCAATGTACAATACAAATAATAAGTATTCAGTAAACAACGCATATTATTTCAAACCTGAATATGCTGAATGGCTGTACGAACAGCAGAAAACAAACGGTGTAAACATGAACGACACCGGAGTAAATTCCGCCGAACGACCTCTTCTTTCTCCGGGCGCAAAAGGAGCGGAAGCCATAACCGTTGACGGTTATTGGTATATCATTACCCCATACATAAGCAGACCGGGAAATTCCAGTACAAATTACGACTGGAATATGGCAGATTCTCATGCTGTATATTACATCAAAACACTTGAAGGGAAGTATATGGCAGGAGAGAAAGAATTATATCCATACTGGACGAACAAAAGCATAATTTCAGGATTGATAAACTATCTTAACAATTATGAAAAATGGGGCATACCTGGCGTCCTGGGCGGCAACGTCTGGAGCTGTGTCCGCGTCAGTGGCACCAGCGCCTGGTGTGTGTACGTGGGCATTGGCTACTTGAACAACGTCAGCGCGTACGGCACCTTTAGTGTGGTGCCGGCCTCCGCTTTTTGATTTATCTCAGCCGTGCGGAGCACGGCTCATTAATTTTTGCATTAAAATATATTAACATTTAATACGCGACAATAGAAATGAACAGATCCGGGAGGAAGCATTTGGACGCACCGATTATTCAGGATGTGATACGCCTGAATAATTGTCTCATAGAAATCAACAGCAAAGTTTATAAGGTCATAAGCAGAACATATATAAATCCTATGCTGAAGCAAGGCGCACTGCTTTTCAGCTACGCTATGCGCCAGGTCCGCGGAATGGACTATTATAAAAGAGCTACAGAACTGACATACGAATTGCAGTTCGGGATATATCTGATAGTGGCTCTTGGAGGATGCAGCAAAGAGAAAGCGTCTGTAATAGACGTTTTGTGCGATAATATTTTATCTTCGCTTGCGAGGATAAAGAATGTCAGATCCGAAAAGTCTTGAACTATGTCGGCAGAACTGTTTAATGATAAAGGTCCCTGTGCTTGCAGTGAGCAAGCTATTTCGATTAACAGGGCAGAAGTCCTGGGCGGCAACGTCTGGAGCTGTGTCCGCAACAATGGCAACAACGCCTGGTATGTGAACATGGGCAATGGCAACTTGAACAACAACAACACGAACAACACCTATAGTGTGGTGCCGGCCTCCGATTTATCAGAAAAAGTGTCCGCCTGGATAGCTGCAGAAAGCGACTGTTACAAAAACAAGCACGCATCGATCGAAGCAGCATCGTTTCATTTCAACCTGTCGCGTATTTATGAATTGATAAACAGAATAGAAAATGGTTACCAGCCGCAGACAAGCGTCTGCTTTGTTCTCGACTACCCAGTGTATAGAGAAGTGTTTGCCGCTAACTACACCGACCGTATCGTACATCATTATGTCGCTCCGATGCTTGGCGAGATATGCGAGAAAGTCCATGAAGCCAATGGTGATGTAAGCCACGGCAACCGTATCGGACATTCCGCATCTACATCCATCGAGCAGATACAGCGGAATATCCGTGATGTAACAGACGGCTACACAAAGAAAGCCTTCGTAGCCACAATGGATATATCAGGCTTCTTTATGTCAATAGACAAGGAAACCGCATACCGCATCTTGCGGAAATACGCCGATATGTACTACGACAAACCCGATAAGGAAGAAAAACTCTCCCTGCTTCACACCCTGATACAGCACAATCCGGCCTCAGACTGCGAGCGACGCTCCGATATAAAAATGTGGGATAAAGTTCCGCCCAACAAAAGCCTTTTCGGACTTCCACCCGACAAAGGACTGCCGATAGGAAACTTCTATTCCCAACTCCTTGCAAACCTCGTCATGGCGGAAGCCGACGCGGAAATGATAAAAACCGGAGTGAGATACACACGGTTTGTAGATGATATATGCGTAGTAGCAGAAACAGCAGCCGAAATAATCCATGCCCGGAAAGTATTCATAAAAGCGACCGGACGGCTGAAACTCAAAGTTCATCCCGATAAATTCTACATACAGCCGGCCTCACACGGGGTAAAATTCTGCGGGAAGGTAGTAAAGCTGAACCGTATCTATATATCCAACCGCACAGTACATGCCCTCCATACAGCGATAGAAGAATACAGCCGGATGCCGTCGTACGACAACGCCGTACACGTCATGCAAAGCATAAACAGCTATTTCGGCCTGATGAAAGGAACAGCGTCCTTCAACATTAAAAAGCGCATAGCAAAGAAAGTCCTGGAAACATTCTCCGAATGGCTGTATTTCCGAAACAAGAACGATAGGTTCATCTGTGTGCTGAAAAGCAAATACAAACCAAAAAAGACATCATATCTAAACCTGAACGACTATGCTTCCATATTCAGACCGCCGACAAGGTACTATCCGAAAAGGAGGCTCCCCCTACAGCTCCGCGAGCCTGCATATATGCGAGCATAACGGACAATTGATAGCAACATTTAAAAACATTGATAACATGAAGTACGCAAAAATCGAAAACGACCAGCTACTCGTCAAAGAAGTAGAGAAAGGACAGGAAGTAGGCGGCAAGCTTACCGAAGAAGAAATCATCGCACAAGGCTACAAGCCATACTGCGAGACAGAGAAACCCGAAGGGGCAGACTTCTTCATCAACCGCGAATACGAAACCTGCATAGTGCAGGAATGGGGAACGATAACCGAAGAACCCGGAATAAGCCGCGAAGCACTGCTGTTTTTTATCGAAAACACAGACAGCAACTCCGTTATCACACTCACGCTTCCGGCAAAAGACTACGCCTCAATCATCGAGGACGAAGAAATCCAGTCAGCACTGAAAAACAAACCATCAATCTCAATCGTGACATTATGATAAAATTTACAGAAAAAGAGATTTACAGTACAGAAGGTCTGTACATAAATCGTATCGGAACAAACATCTATTTCAAGCGTGCCAACCGCCTCCCTTCCGACATGGAGGAAATGTTCAAAGAAGTAAGCGAGCTGCCTACCGACAAACTTGGAGCCGCAAAAGCCGCAAAGATATTCGAGATAGACAGCTACGACACAAGCGACGCAGTAAACAGCTTCACTCTCGACGGCGAATCCGTTTGGCTCGACAAGAACACCCGCGTAGGATTGATGAACTCCACCCAGATACAGAAGGCAGCCTCGATGCTCACCACCACACTCTGGTTCGGAGGGAAAAGCTACATCATTGAATGCGACACGGCTATACAGATGCTCTCCGCCCTCGAACTGTATGCCCTGCAGTGTTACAACGTAACGGCACAACACAAGGCAAACGTGGAAGCCCTGCAAAGCGTAGAAGAAGTGGAAGCCTACGACCACACAACCGGATACCCTGAAAAGCTTAATCTGAACACAAAATGATACTCATAATCTTATCAATGGCCGTCATCCTCACATACGTGGGGGTGATGATTTACAAAACAAAGGAGATACCTTACTCCATTAGCGACACATACTATTCGCTGGAACATAAGCTGTGGTTCGGCTTCACCATGGTCGCAACCGCCCTCCTGCTCATGCCCGTCCTCCTCTCTGCTACCCCCGAAAGTTATCAGTTCACCTCATTCCTGATGTGCGGAGCATTGCTGTTTGTGGGTGCGGCACCCAATTTCAAAGCCGGGATGGACAGGCCTGTGCATATAGCAGCCACCACTATAGCAGCGCTGAACAGTCAGATATGGGTAGCACTCACCTGTCCCTGGCTGCTGCTTGTGTGGATAGCGTGGATATTATATGTCGGCGTTCGCCTGAAACAAGTCTGGATGGGGGATTTGTGGTATAGCTTTGTGTTATGCAAGCCGCTGTTCTGGGCGGAGGTGATAGCGTTCGGGATGGTGTATGCGGAAGTGATGGTTAATGGATTATTGTAATATACGTACATTCTTCCCTTTCGTCACTTACCACCCCCTCCACAATAGCCTGTAGGGCCACTCAAAACAAATGCAGCAAACCACTTGAGAGGTTTGCTGCATATCGCTCGAGAGGTTTGCCGCAAACCACTTTAGAGGTTGCTGGCGAATAGTTTTAAAACGGTGTCCGTTGAACTAACGGAAACCGTTTTTTTGTCCTTCATTTCCACATTCCGGGTGCCTAACTTTGAGGAAAACAAACACAAAGACATGGCAAATAGTTTAGGTACCAGACTGGCTAGAATCGACGTGCTTATAGGCGGAGCGGAACAGGCTCGTAAGCAGGTTGAACAGATGCGTGAAGAATGGAAGAAGCTTGGTAAACAGGCACAGGAAGCCCAGAAAAACATGCAGGCTACTGTGGATACGGTTGCTTACGACAAGAATAAAAAGATATATGAAGATGCTTTAAAGCAGCAAAAACAACTTCAGAAGTCAATAACTGAATCTGAACGGAATATTAATACTGTGCAGAAATACCTTACAGATATTTCCGGACAGACTCTACGTAATCTAAATAACGCTCAGAAGGGCTTGAAACAGATGTTGCTTGGGGTAAACCCGAAAGACCTTCAAACGCTTAATACAGTTCGCGATTACATCAAACAGATAGCCGATGAAGCACAGCGCCGGAAAGGGAACCTTGTAGAGTTTTCCGACATAATAGGCGACATAGGCAATGTGAGCGACAAGTCGCTTGGCATGGCCAAACAGCGCTTACAGGAACTTATTTCTACCACTCAGAAAAATACAAAAGAGATTCAGACTTACCGTGAACAGCTGAAAAAGGTGGAGGACGAGGAACAACGTCGTATCAGTTCAAAGGCTGGTCGTGTAATGGGTAATCTGGATGGCAGCAGTGTCGCGGAAATCCAGGAAGCCATTAATGTGACAACAAAGCTTCGCGACGCTCAGAAGCTTGGTGGACAGGAGTGGGAGATTTACAATGATGAAATACAGCGTGCCCAGAAATATTTGTCGGATTACAACAACCTGACAAAGCAGATTGCCATGTCCGATAGGATGAAAGAATTGGGGAAAGCCAGTGAATCATCCCTGGCCGAATTGAAAAAATACTGGCAGGAGCAGGTAAACAGTGCGCAGCGTGGAAGTCAGGAACTTGCTGAATACGAATCAAAGCTTAAACAGGTTTTGGATGAAGAGAAGAAACGCTCGGCTAAAAGTGCAGTCAGTGTATTCAGTAATTTAAGTGGAAGTAGCCTTACTGAGATTCAGGATGCAATTAAGGCAACAACCCAACTTCGTGATGCAACAGAACTTGGTTCAAAGCAGTGGGATATATATAATCAATACATTGAACGAGCTAAGAAGTATCTTTCTGATTTTGAGAATACAAGTAAAAATGCGGCTATTGCAGAGCGCATGAAGAATATTGGGAATGCCAGCACATCCTCACTGACTGAACTGAAAAAGTTCTGGCAGGAGCAGGTGGATGGGGCAGAACTTTCTTCACAGAAACTACAGCAATACCAGCAAAATTTAGAAGCGGTTATCAAGGAAGAGCAGAACCGAATTTCCAATCGTGCTCAAACTACACTAGGACAAGTCCAGACCGGCACATTCGATGGCACAATATCACAGACAAAAGAAGCCATCAAGTTGCTTGAACAATACAAGCAGCAGCTAAAGACAAGCGACACAGAGGGAGTAAAGGAGGTAGAGTCGGCCATCAATTCACTTAACGAGAAACTGAAACAATCATCTGCCGAATTTACTTCACTGAAAGATGCGCTTGATAAAGCTGAAACGGTTGGTCAAGGTACGTTCGACGGAACCTACGAAGACCTTGAGAAGCTGAAAAAATCGCTAGAAGAGTATAAAAAGAAGCTTGAAGTAAGCAATACAAAAGGCTTGAAAAAAATTGAAGATGCGCTGAGCACGATTGAGAAAAAACAGAAAAATTCTGTGTTAAGCGCAAAGGAACTTGATAAAGTCCTTCTTTCTCTGAAAACGGCTTCTCTTGAAGATTTACAAAAGGCCGCTGCACAGCTTCAGGAAGAACTTTCGAAAACCGGACGTGACGCAAAGAAGTATGTCGAAAAATCAATGGACCTGCGCCGGGTAAACGAGCAGATTAATGAAGTGAAGCGAAGCTGGCAGGAACACGATAACCAGATTGTAGCTACCATCAAGCGTTTGACAAGTTATGTGCTGGTATATGCCGGATTCAATGAGGTGGTAGGACGTATCAAGCAGTTGTATCAGGCTAACTTGCAGTTGAGTGACAGTCTGGCCGACATCGAGAAGACCACCGGGCTTTCCACTGAGTCAGTAGCAGAGCTAAGCCGTGAAATTGACAGTATCGACACCCGTACCGCACAGCAGGAACTTCACGACCTGGCATACGAAGCCGGTAAGTTAGGTATTTCTGCCAAAGAAGATGTGTTAGGATTCGTGAAGGCGGGTAATCAGTTGCTCGTAGCATTGGGAGAAGATTTAGGAGGAGCTGAAGCGGTACGTCAGCTGATGAAGGTGAATGCCATTCTGGGAGAGACACAGAAGCTCGGAGTGGAAAAAGCCTTGCTCGCCACCGGTTCTGCTATCAACGAAATATCTCAGACCAGCCGTGCTTCTGCCGGTCCGATTGTCGATGTAGTAAACCGTATCGGAGCTATCGGAGAAGCGGCAGGACTTTCTATGTCCGACCTGATTGCGCTGGCCGGCACACTCGACGCGCTTGGTCAGCACGCCGAAATGGGTGGTACGGCTTTGAACACCTTTATCTCTACACTTACCAGTAACACCACCGAGGTGGCTCAGGCTGTTGGGCTGAGTGATGAATATTTGAAAAACCTGATTGAGCAGGGCAGAACCATGGAAGCGATTATCGCCGTGTTTGAGAAGATGAATGCCATGGGCGGACTGGATGTGCTGGCTCCGATTATGAAAGACCTCGGTAGCGATGGCGAGCGTATCAAGCAGGTGCTCGTTACCCTTTCTTCCGGAGTAGACGAGCTGAAGGCGCAGGTATTCACTTCTTCCCGTGCGTTTAAGGAGGCTACCAGCGTGACGGATGAATACAACATCAAGAACGAAAACGCAATGGCTATCATGCAGCGTATGGGGAACGCCATCAAGGAATCGTTTATCAATAGCGGTTTTGTGGAATGGCTCACGGATGTACTTCGCTATATAGCGAGCATTCCGAACCGGTTTGAACGCGGGGAAACTTCCATACGTCTGATGGCAGTAGCTCTTCAGGTGTTGGTAGGAGTGATGATTGCCACGTCTTCTGCTGTGCAGAAAGCGAGTGCAAACATTGTGCTGTTTACGAAGATGGTGAAAAGTGGCACAGCCTCTGTGAACATATTCAAAATAGCCTGGCAATCGCTTTCAAAGGCTATGATGTCAAATCCATTAGGATGGGTTGTATTGGGATTTACTGCGCTTACATCTGCCATTACTTATTTCAAGAAATCAGTAGACGAAGCAACAAAGGCACAGTCGGAATTTGAAGCAGCCATACAGAAGGAAACATTTGAACTTTCCAACCTGAAATATGCCATTGACAAGGCAAATGTATCGAACGGAGAGCGTGCGGCACTGATTAAGCAGCTGAATGACAAGTATGGGGCATACCTTGGATTTATGGTCACTGAAAACAACTATGCCGAGAAGCAGGAATACATCTACAGTCTGATTAATGCCCGCCTTCGGGAAACGCTTGCGCTGAAGATGCGCGACAAGATGATGGAAAACATTGCCGACAAATACACCGACCAGATTCAGGAACTTCAGTCGAAGATTATTGCTTCGCTGAACAAAATGAAGAATGTGGGAGAGACCAACGCCGGTGATGCCATGGCCCGTATCATGGACGGGATGAATAAGGTAGTGGAGGAAGGCGGTAATCTGTACGACGCGCTGGATGGCTTTATGGAGAAATATGACAAGAACATAAAGCAGCTCCCGTTCAGTTCCGACGCTTTGAAACTGATGAACATTCTGAAAAACATCCGGAAGGAAGCCGGACAGACTCAGACTTTCCTTGAAAGTACGCAGCGTGCTGCCGAGAGCAAGACCGAAGAACTTATGCTGCAAGACCTCCGTAAGTCCAACCAGAGCATTCTTTCTTCGTCCGACCTGCCTGAACTGAATACCTATCTGCAGCAGGCCACTACTTACGTACAGCGTCTTCGTGAAGATGTGGACGAATTGAACGCGAAGCGTGAGAAAGGAGAGAAGCTCACCAAGGCAGAAACAGCCGAACTTGCTGAAAAGAACCGTCAGCTTGGTGTGTATCAGAATAACATCAGTCAGGTGGAAAAACGTATTAAGGCCATCGGACTGGAGTCTGTATGGGGACAGGGAGTATCGCTGGAAACAGCCGGAGTAGACAAGCTGGTAGCTACCTACAAAAAGCTGGAGGCCATGATGAAGAGCATTAATGAGGACAAGGACTATGCAGACACCTTCGCTGCCCGTGGATTCAAGTCGGCTAAGGAAGAATACGAGGCACTGAAAAAGATGGAGCAGGATGTGGCCAAGGTGCTGGCTGAGAAATGGGGACGCGACACCAGCGGAAACTGGCTCAAAGTCCGGAAGTCCGGTACCCGCGGTGAGCAGAAGGAAATGAATGATGAAATCAGTGCGGCCATGTCTGCGCTCGAAGCTTACTTCCTCCGCCGTCAGCAGGCTATCCGTCAGGCATATCTCGAAGAACAGATAACTACTGAGGAGATGAACCGCCAGATTGACGCGACCGAGGAAGAGCATCTGCTGGCACGTGTGGAGCTTCGTAAAAAGCTGTTGGGTGAGGAGAACACCTTCAATCAGAATTTATACGGGATGGAAGGTAAGAACCTGGAATCTACTGCTGCATTGATTAAGAAGCTGGGCGAACGTCAGACCGACGGGTTACGTAAGAATCTTGAAAAAGACCTGCTCGAAGTACAGAACATGGCAGTTAAATACCGTCAGACTATCGAGAAGGAGCTGCTTAAATACAACCCGTTTGAAAGCCTTGTCAACCAGTTTGAGGAGTCGCTCGACAAGCTTCGTCTGCTGAATACCGATGCGGAGAAAGAGTTCCGTATGAGTTTAGGATTTAGCGGAGTGATTGACGAGAGTGCAGTGAAGGAAAGAATTAATGCACTTGTTTCTCTGTCGGAAGATGCTTACAGCCTTAACGAAGACCAGTTGCGGACTTATCTTAGCAACATTGACGCGGTATGGGCCGAAAGCATGAGTCCGGAGCAGATGTCGCTCATGCTGAAAAAGCTGCGTGATTTCTATCAGGATTCCAAGGCTGCTGCCGAGAAGTATGCAAAGGACATAAAGGAAATGATAGACGTGCAGTGGGAAACCAGCGGGAACCAGAAACTTTGGGAAGACCGTATAAAAGGTACGGACGAACGAACTGAACTTATGGGTGCTGCAGGTAATCTTGGACTGGCATCCACACAAAGTTCCTTCCTTGGTACTTCCGAAACGGATAATGCAGAGCTCGAAGCCTTGCGAATAAAATTGGAAGCGGCGGCGCAGTATTATGAGCAGTTTGAAAGCCGTAAGAAAGAACTGATACAGCAGGCAATTGCTTCCGGCGCTACGCAACAGCAGGCAGAAGAATCTTTCCTCATGGCGCAAAAGGGGGCTTACGACAACTACATAGCCGCAAGGGAGGAGCAGTCCGCAAAAGAACTTGAAATCACGGAGAGCAAACTAAGCACGCTAAAGAACTACACCGATGCAGTAGTAGATTTTAGCGAACAGATGGGAGAAGCTGCATTTGCCGAAGTGGACGACCGAAAAGAAGCTGCCAAACAATTGCTCCAAACAGCGATGAAACTCACCAAAGACTTGATTATGCAAAAAATAACCGAGTTGTTGATGAAGAAGACTCTTGGAGACCAGGAAGTAACACAGGAAGCGGCTACAAGTGCTACTGTTACAGCTATTCATGGTTCACAGGCTATTACTGATATGACAGTAGAAGGGGCAAAGACTGCAGGAGATGTAACTTCTGGTATTGCGAGGGGATCAGCAAAAACAATCGGAGACCTAGGATGGTGGGGTATCCCATTGATTGCAGTTATCAGTGCGGCGCTTTCCGCCCTGATGGGCCTTGCAATGGGTAAGCTAAACAAAGCAAAGCAGGATGTGGCAGCTGCTACCGGAGTAAGCAGCAGCAAGGGCCGTGTAGCAGCCGGAATGCTTACCTACGCAGAGGGTGACTATCCGGTACTTGGGAACGACGGACAGATATACAACGCACGCTACCAGAAGGAACTGAAGACGGGCGTGTACGGCGGAGGTGCGCATTTCGGTATTTTCTCTGAAAAGAAGCCTGAAATGATTGTGGACGGCGATACTACACAGAAGCTTATTCTGAACTATCCGCACATCTACGACAGCATTCTCACCATTGCGCGGCACGGGCAGCTTAAATCGGCCGCCATGCCGACATTTGCCAGCGGGAACTATCCTTCTATGCCGGCGCAGATTACACAGGTAGCATCCGGAGCTGCGGATATGACCATGCAGAACGAGCAGATGACACAAATGCTCGGGAGTGTGGCCGAAGCGCTTTCCACACTGAACGAGCGTCTGAGCAAGCCGATTCGCGCCGCCGTAGACCCATACGGGAGCAAGGGTGCGGTAAACCAGTTGAACAAAGCCAGCAATTTTATGACTAAACGCGGACTGATAAAATAATGACACGATGAAAGGACTACAGATAAAGATTAACAGCCAGTGGGTAAAGCTGTCGGAAGATTTTTCCATTACACTGGAGCAGTCGAACCCGCTTTTCAATGACCAGGGAACATTCTCGTTCCCTTTCGAAATTCCGCTGGAACCAAACCGCGAAATTTTCAAGAATATAGCCGATCCTTGGGGAGACATTAACCTGAAGGACATTGACCGTATGCCCGCAGAGCTTTGGGTGGACGGCATAATGATATACCGTGGTGTGATAGAAACCGACGATGAAGTGGAGTTCGAAGATACACTTCCGGTCACATTCATTTCCGGTAACAGTGATTTCATGGACCGTATAGAGGGAATGAATGCAAGGGATATTCCGCTCGACAGGGAGATAAAACTTGGATATAGGGTAAAATCAGCTTCCACACAATTTGTATGGGGAGATGACGATCTGTACTTTACCGTTTATTTAAGTGATGGTGTAATGAATTACACGGAAAGTAATGAATCAGATCCGTATCCGTCAAAAACTTATTGTAACGTGAGAGTATGTACTCCAAATAATTCAGGAACTTATAATGTACTAAGGCCTAAAAGACCTTATAGTGGAGTATGCTTTTATGTATTGTATCTTTTAGACTGCTTCTTTAAGTATTTGGGAATTGGAGTTAATAGAAATGAACTTTTGGATGTAGACGATATGTGTCGTCTTGCATTTTTTTCTACTCAGTGCCATACCGAAGAAAAAGGGAACACATTTTCTGTTTCATATTCTGATATTATATCAGAAAAATTTATGGGAAATTCTTTTTCTCTTAAATATGATTTGAAATATCTTGTTAATCCTAATTTCAGTAATCTTTATATAACTATAAAAACTTTTTACAGTCAGGACTTTTCATATAAAGGAATTAATGTTTATGCTACAAATGAAAACTTTCCAGATCTTGAAATGAAAGACTTAATAGAAGATTTGCAAAGTGCTTTTGGTATTCGGTTCTTGTACGACAGTGCAAAAAATACAATGGATGTCATATATATAAAAGACATTCTGAAATCGAATGAAATATCCATTCTTGATGTAGAAATAGTAGATATACAATTAAAAAGGACAAAAGAAAAAACTATTCGTATTTCTTATGGGAAAGATGATGATACATCATTTAATTATGATGATTATTCCAATGTGAAGGAAAAGAATAATTACATGGAGATTCTTCAGCAGGGACAAGCATCAAATGACACTACATGCTATCAGGATAAACTTACAGGGAACTCCTATCGTATAAAAGTGGACAAGAATACTGGAGGAAATCCTTCGTTGTTTGAGGTTGGTGGATTCCGTGATTATGTAATTGGTGGAACATCATCGGAAAGTGATGAAGAAGAAATATCTCTAAATTTTTCTCCTGTTATGATTAATGATGTAAATGGTTCAGATGTTGTATCTAAAGCAATGGAAGGAGAAAATGGAGAACAGTTGCTTGCTGTTTTTGCGGATCAGGAATTGTTGTCAGATAAAAATATAAGTATAAAACTTATACCAGAAGTATTAGGCCTTAACCTGTATAATTTGATTCGATACAGGCATGATATTACTCTGAGCTATCTTTCCGATGAAAATTATGACAAAGAATCAGCAGAAGAATCACCCATGCGTACTTACGATGCCGGATTTTGTCTTGGAATCATGCGCGGTCCTGGTAGCAAATCTGGCATAGACTATAGTCCTAATTACGACGGTGAAGGAAACTACTCGTGGGTACATACGGTAGCCAACAGTGCTTTTACAGCCGACAGCTGCGATAACTTTGGACGGTTCTTTGATTACAACGGCACGGAGCAGGGTGGAGTAGACCAGCTCGGACGATTCTCGCTCAAGCTGGTGGCCGGGAAAGACAAGTATCCCGCTTCTCAGGCATACCAGGACCGTGGGCTGGTGTCAAAATTCCTTTCGGAGTATCTTTACTTCCTTTACAACCGGAAGACCGTGATACTGACAGTAAGAATGACCATATCGCAGATTGCAGGACTGGACATGCTCAAGCGCTACCAGATAGGTAACTATGTGGGATTCATCAATAAGTTATCCTACAGCATTGACCGTAGCGGGATTACGGAGGTAACAATCGAACTATATACCATTTAATGAAGAAATAAAACATGGCAATACAGGTATTACAGCAGCCGCCACAGATAGCATTTGCAGGCGACCCCATAGTGGTTAAGGCAAAAACCACGCTGAGCGGAAAAACGTTTCTCCGCATAAAGATTACGGTCAATTCCACCGCATTTGCCGGATCTGAAGAGTTTCCTTATTCAGAAAGTTACTCTTTTGAGGTAGGATCTGACGGGATAGCCGTTTTCAATATTGGAGAAACCATAAAAACTACGCTGTCACGAAAGATGACGTTTGATGTGAACGGCACGCAGACCCTTTCACAGATGATATACGCTGCACGATACACCATTACCTACAAGGAGTCATATATTGACGGTATGGTAGAGATAGAAGAGGGAGAAACCACTTCCGAGCAGTACAATGCCATACCCGGAAGGCTCACGGAGTTTGAACGCCTTACCACATCCAATGTAGATACCACAGAGATTTTAGGTGAGGGACGCATCTTGAGCCGTAAACCGGAGGGAGATATTGTCCCATTGGGATGGATACTGTGTATTCCTGCAGTAAGTACCCGATCGGACACCATTACCTACAGCGTAGTGCAGGGAGAAGAATCGAAAGAATATTCCGAATACACACGTGGTGCGCTGGTCCCGGATTCATTGCAAATAATCACATCATCGTTGAAGGAAGGTGAGCTTACAGTGAACACCGGATTTGAAACCGGGAAGAAGCGCTATGCGGTAAAGACAAACCCGCTCATGCGCCACTTCATATTCCTGAACGGGTTCGGTTTGATGGAAAGTGTAGTCGCTTTTACGCGCGATTCGCTGGAGTATGACATACAGAGTGAGCTTTACACGCTTCCTGCTGACATTTCCTACCGTGCTACCACGCGCACTGCCAGCTATGCACAGACGCCTTCAGGAACTTTTTCCATGAGCAGCGGATTTGTAAACAGAGAGTGGGCCGAATGGTGGCTCACGGAATTTGTGGTGACGCGAAAGGCATGGATGTACGATAACGGCACATACATACCCGTCGCCATCATACCAGAAGAGACGAACAAACTTTATGACCGCGCTAAACCAGGTCTTATTTCCGTGAATTTCAGTGTGCGGTATGGATTCTCAGGAAGTACTATGAACTCATTCGTCTAACGGAAGGAATCCTTCTCCGTTTTTCTTCTGTAGTTTTTCTTTCAACCGGATAACCTGCTGGCGGAGCATACGGTTCTCTTCCAGCAGGATTTCCGCACTGGTTACACCAAATGAAATATCCATGCGATTCTGATCCGAAATAAGATAGTAAGGTGTTACTTCCAACCGGTTGCATATCTCCAGCATGTCTTTTATTCGCATGGTGCTGTTTTCTTTTCGCCATGCACGAAGTTTCCATTCGCTAATATTCATACGTTCAAGCAGTTCCGAGCGGTTTATACCCGTCACGCTCTCCTTCCCGAAAAAATCATTCACATATTCCGGATGGAAAACTACCGTCTTCCAGTTGTCCGACCGGTAATAGTCGTACACATTTACTTCCGGAACAATGCCGTTATCCCGATAGAATATGTGTCTTGTGCTGATATGGTATTTGTTGCAAAGTTTCACCAGCGAGGTAATCAGCATGTTTCCTTCGATGAACAGTTCGCTGAAATTCTGCATGCCGGCATCCTGAATCACTTTTCGTCTGGACACTCCCACGACGATATGAAAGTTCTCCAGCAGTCCCCAGTTAGCCTTCCATTCCCTGACTTTCCTGTCTGCGTAGGTATATTCGGTGCTTTCTTCTGCCACAAGCTCCGTTTCCTTGATTCTTGCTTTCAGCTTGCGGTTTTCATCCAGAAGTGATATTCGTTCCTGCCGGTATTGCCTTATAGCCTCTTTGAGTTCCGAAATTTCCTGCCACACGCGCGGCGATATTTCCGTCTCGGTGGCCGCGTACTTTTCAAGCTTCTCATTCTCGTCTTCCATGAACACGTCTATGTCGATTCCGAAACGGTTGCATATTCCGATAAGCCAGTTAACCGTACACCCTCCTATCTTCGGATTCTGCCACCTTACGATACTGGTGACTGATATTCCGCTCTGACGCGAAAATTCAGCAAGCGAAGGAATTTTGGTAAGTCCCTGCGGACCGTAGAGCCAGCGCAAGTTTTCGGGTATGAATCTCACCTCTTTAAAATCTTCATCAGGTATGACATATTTGAAGCGATTACCGAGTAAATTTTCAGGAGAAGCCGACATAATGAAGTTTGACAGGCTTATGTGGAATGTGTTGCACACCATTACGATGTCATGCACGAGTATATTGTCTTGATTATCAACCTTTCTTTTATACATGTATGATTTTCCGTACACCTTCTCCGACACGCCTTTTTCGCTCAGACCGAAGAGCTTGGGAAGATTATTGAACAGGAAAGAATTGAAATAGTACATAAAAAAATCAGTTTAAAATTGTTATTTCCGTAACAATTATAATGCGATTGTCAAATTAAAATTGTTACTTTGTAGGTAAAAATAACAAAAAACGACCGAAACCGCAAAAGCGAGAAACGACAATATATATCAGAAGTATGAAAATGAGCATCATTGAAGCATTATCCGAAAAAAAGTTGAGTCCCATGCGGCTGGGATTTAGCCGCTACCTGGTGGAACATTACGGAATGAGCATGAGCACGGCGTACCAGAAGATCAGGTTGAACCGCGTGCGCCGGTGGGAGGCGGAAGGCGTGGAAAAATGCCTGAGAGATTTTGATCCTGACTACGAAGGGGAACTGAAAGACTTCTTTTCCGGTGTGAGAAAGAAGGGAGAATTTATCGAGTTCATGAAAGAACGAGGTATGGGCGAACATGCGCTGCGTGCGCATTTCCGTAACTTCGATTTCACGGAAGTAGAGCTTCGCGGGCTGGAATCTATTTATAAGGAGTACAAGAAACAAATGGAGGAAATGTGATGGGATACATGCTGGAAAGACAATGGGAAGCGCACACACGCATTCAGGACGGATTCTCAAGAATTGTTTTTGAAGACGGAGAGGAAATCACGGTAAAGAACGACGGAAAGACGGGAATTGACTTCGTAGAGGAATACCTCGACGAGATGAAGAAAAACTATCCCTCACACCTGGTGGCAGCCGACCAGCTTCTGCAGATGCGACTTGGACGTTCTTATAAGACCATACGGAACCTTCGCAGCCGCTATCTGTCAGAGCTTGCGCTGGTAAGCCTGAACTGTTGTTTCGGACGCGAGGACGATATTCCCGACCATGAAGGTCCGGAAGACTTCAATACCGAGAACACGCACTGCCCTATGCGATATAACTATCCGTTCAACGGATTCAACCCCGCCTTCAAGGATAAAAAGGAGGTGTGCTGCAATCCGGTGTACGAGTGCGGACTGACTCCCACTCAGGCTGCTGTGGCGAACATGCTGGTAAATACTTCGCTCACCTACGAAGAGATTGCCGACGAAATGGGATGCAGCTATTCCAATATAGACAACATGCGGAAACGTATTTTTGTGAAGTTGGGTGTGGCTACACGTCCTGAGCTTATGTTGACACTAAAAGGAAAGCGGCTGGTATGAAACGAAGCAGAGCGGTATATGAACAGCGTTTCCATGTGCGTCACACGGAAATAGCGATAGGCTATCCGGAAGGTAGCGTGAGCATAGCTTGCGGCAACCTGTCGAAGTCGTGCATGCAGAAGCTTATGAACGAGCTGGTGTACGACGGATATTCTTCCACAGGAAGCGTGCAGGAAAATACGATTTACCTGCATGAGCCAGACCCTATGATGTGCCTGCCAGATAGCCTGAAAGAAATGATACAAGCAAAAATGGAAAGCATGAACTACGAGGTGAAATTCCTCTCTTAAAATTCCCTGAAATGATTTCTGACAAAACAGTTGATAAACTCAATGCGCTTCCGCTTCCCGACGTGATGCGCAACAACGGATACCTTCCCGCATCGCAGACCGCACGCAGCGTATTCTACCGCTGCCCGTTTCACGACGAGAAGAACGGAAGTTTCTGTGTGAGCAAGTTCCCGCCAAAGGGAGAACGCTATGCCGCCTTCAATTGCTTCGTATGCGGCGAGCAGAACCGTAGCAAGGGGGTAGGGGCCATCATGCTGCAGCAGCGCCTTCTGGAACGCGCAGGAGAGAAACACGACTTTCTGGATGCGGTGAACCGGCTGGCAAAAGACTTTAACCTGATTATTGAGGGAGACTACAAGAACGGGTTCTTCCACCGGGCACGAAAGACAGATCCGAAGCCGGAAGTGGATTTCCGCATCCGTAAGGGCGAGTTTACACCCGCTGAGCTCCGCGCACTGGGATGCCAGGTGCTTCCCGTGTTCCGCGCCGGGAAAAACACAAGCGAAGGACCCGAGCAGACGGCCGTGACCGATGCCGACGGAAACAACCTGTTGCGCTGTTCGTTCAATCCCGACTTCTACCGTGGCGACATGCCGGCTCCCTTCGACAGTACCCAGCTAAGCACCATGTTCAACCTCTATCCGCTGGAAAGCTACGTTACCCCCGAAAAGGCCGATGCCGACGGCGTGCTGACCAGCTACGAAGTGAAGTCCACACCTTCTTACCCGGTATTCCTTTTCCGCTACGAAGACGAGAACGGCTGGTGGGCACGGAAATATGAGCCCTATTTCCGCGAGACAACCGATGCGGACGGCCGCCGCCAGCCCAACTACAAGTTTACCTGGTGGTACCAGGGAGGAAGCCGTCCGGAAGGATTCTACAAGGAAATCTACGGCGACGCTGACGTGATGCGTGCCCTGCAGACCGGACGTGTGGAAACCTCCGACAAGGAAGGGCATCCCATTATCAATATAGAGAAAACCCGGGTGGACGAGCAGGGACGGCGTACCCGTGCTTTTGCCGACGTGTTCCGCCGGATTGTGATCTGTTCCGGACCGCGCGATGCCATCAATGTGTACTTCCATAGCGACGCTCATGTGGTGTTTCCCCACTCCGAGAGTGTGGAGATTTCGTCGGAAACCATCCGTCGCCTGCTGGACATCTCCATGGAAGTGTTTGTGCTGTATGATATCGACCGCACCGGCATACGCGCCATGAACCGGCTGGCCCTGAAACACGTGGAACTGAAAGTGCTATATCTGCCCGAAGACCTCTCCACCCAGTACAATCCCCGCAGCGGGAAAACGTGCAAGGATGCCGAAGAGTTCTTCAACTTCTACCCGGCAGTGATGCGCCGCAATGAAAAGCTCATGCACACCAACGTAAACCGCTACTTTGACGACCTGCTCAAGACCGCCCGACGGATGCGCTTCTGGGATGTGCAATACCAGACCAAAAAGCAGGAAGACGAAAGTAAGGTGGTGGTACGAAAATACACCCTGAACTTCGACAATATGGCCCAGTTCCTTTCGGCCAACGGATTCTACAAATACACCGACGAAGCGGATACCACCAAGTTTGTGCACATCAGCAACAACATTGTCGATGTGGTGGAAGAGAGCCAGGCACTGAGCGAAGCCAAGGAAATCATGAAAGACTTCCTGATATACAACTCACAGTATTACTCCGAGGAACTGAGCAACGCCATCAGTACCCAGAAGAAAATCGGACGCGACACCATGTCCGGAATCAAGAAAGTAGACCTGAACTTCATGTCGTGGGGGAAGGATTTCGATTATTTCTTCTTCCGCAACTGCGCCGTGAAGGTGACGACCGACAGCATTGAGCCGGTGGACTACGTGGACCTTCCTTTCCATGTCAACCGGAAGGCGATTATTGACGCCGATTACCATCCGCTCAAGTCCCCGCTGTTCACCATCGAGGAGAATCCGGAATATGCCGCACGTAAGGAGCTGAACGATCAGCGAATGGCCGACAAACGGATGAACGAGAACGAGCGCCGCCGTGAGGATGCAGAGTTCATCGCCTACCAGCGTCTGTACCGTTTCCTGCTGAGAATGCCGAAAGACATTGACCAGATGCCTGTCTGCGTGCAGTGGCTGTATGACACCAGCCGTATACACTGGCGAAAGGAAGCCGAAGGCTATCCGCTTACCGAGTTGGAAAAGCAGCGACAGGACATGCACTTCATTTGCAAGGTAGCGCTCATGGGCTACATGCTTTCGCGCTATCGTACAGGCATCATGCAGAAGATGGGAGTCGTGACGGATTACACCGTGGCCGACGAAGGGAAGAACAGCGGAGGTACCGGAAAAAGTTTCTTCCGTTCTTTCTTCGAACTGGTGCGGAAGGTGTGCTACATCCCCGGTCAGACCTTGAAGAAGAAAGAGAATATGGCCAAGAACTTCGACAAGTTCCATTATACCGTAGACAGCATGTGTCTGATAGACGACCTTCGCCCCGACATGATGGGAAGCGAGTTCTACAACATTACGGACAACATTACGGTAAAGACCCTGTATCACGATGAAATGACACTGCCGCGCGAGGCAACCCCGAAGATATTCATTACCATGAACAAGATGCCGTTCGACATGACCGAAGGAAGCACCTCGCGCCGTATCTTCCTGGCCATGCAGAGCGATTACTACCACGACGAGGACTACGCCGGCCAGTTCAAGAAACGCACGCCGCAGACTAAGTTCGGGAAAGACATCTTTCTGGAAGCCACCGAAGAAGAACGTGACGAAGCGGTGTACATGATGCTGCAAAGCTGTCAGTTTTACCTCGGCCTGCAGGAAAGTCTGATACCGCCCATGTCGCAGGACGGACAGATGCGAATCCTTTACTCCGCCATCAAGGACCAGGTATTCATTGACTGGGCCAATCATTTCTTTGCGAACCAGTGGCACTGGAAAAGGCCGGTGTCCATCAGTGAAATGGCCATCAGCTACCTGGAACACCGGGGCGATGCGGTGACGATGCAGAGCGTGAAATCCGTGAAGAACGAAATGATAGAAAAGATGCAGGCTTACTGCTTCAATATGCAGTACACCATGAACCCTTCCATCGTCTACCGCTCGGACAAAGGCTCCAAATATCCCCGTCACTACGCCTGGGAGCAGGAGTTTATGAACGACACGATCCGTCGTGAGGAACGCACCCGTAAATTTACCCGTGTGTGCTTTTTCTACAAGCTGGGTGAGGAACCCAAAGACTCCAAGGAGATACTTTCCTGCCCGGAAACCGACGAAGAGTGGGAGGAAAAGAAGCGCTTTGAAGATGATTAATAACCTTAAAAAGAAAAGAATATGGCAAGAATTTTAAAACATGAAATCCCGGCAGCGTCAGAGTTTACGCTCCCGCTTCACGAGGGAAGCAAGCTGCTGAAACTTGATGTGGTAAACGAGAAAGCATATATCTGGGCATTGGAAGATGAATCAAAGCCACAGCGGGGAGTAAAGTTCCGTATGGTAATGACCGGTGAAGAATTAAATCTCGACCCTTATATGGTGTATATAGGTACGTTTATACTTTTCAATGGTTCGTTTGTAGGGCATTTGTTTGTGGACACTTCTGTTCCGATAACGATTTATGAAGGAATTTAAAATAGTGGGAGATATGGAAAACAATCAGAATGAAAAAGTGAGTATCACTTTTGAAGTGGAAAAAGAATTTATCAAAGCCGTGATGCTTGTATCCGGATTCGATATGGTGTCATTTGAAGATGTAAAAGATGAAATAAATAATGTAGTTATCAATGAGGAGGTATTACGTGATTTCGGGACAGATAGCGCAGAAATACAGCAGATAAAATCAGCAATCTCAATGATAGCAATCGGAATGGCTTTTAGAAACATATCATCCAGAAAATGTGGAAGTAAGAAGAGCGGACTTTTTGCGAAGCTTCAGGCTTTGAAAGAAGAGAAAAATAGAAAATCGTAAACCTCTAAATTATGGATATTGCAGATTTATTGAAAGATAAAAGAGGAGTATTGAAATACATACTTCAGACAATAGAGTCCAGCACGAAAAATGCAAAAGGTCTTCTTTCGATGAAAGAAAGAGGATTCTCGGATGCCGGTATGCTTGAAAAAGTAATAGAAGTAACAGCCATTCAGTCAAGCCAGATACAGGCACTCGCCATGATAGCCCTTGTAAGCCTGCAAAACAGCGATTTCGATAAGCAGGTAGGTGAAATGATGAATAAGATGGGACGCGGCGATGAAGCACTGCAGATCATGCTGGATAAGAAGTTGAGAGGAGAATGACAAATGCTAATAAAAAAGAACTTTTCTGTGGTTTTTGAAGCCGGTACACCTCCGGTTAGATTCCGTGAAGAATACCTCCTTCCGGTCCGTACAGAAGAAGAGCAGACGGATCATTCAACCCTTCATCAGGCGGCAAAAGGAGCCATAGCAAAAGATTTAGGGATTATGAGATGCGAAGTTCGGATTCTGAAAATTATGGAAATTCATAATCACTTGATAGTTGAATAAAACCATAAATCGAAGTATATAGCCTATGTTTGAACTAATTAGAGTCTTTCCCAATCATGCTTCTCCCTATGTTGGAGGATATGTGGATTTTGACAGACAATATACTGTCGAAGAGTTCATCGAAGAAACCCTGAAAAAATACCCGGCTATTAGCGGTTCCTTCGTCGTAGATGCAACTTCACTCGTTGCACACTACCGGAAAGGAAAGCTGTTAAATGAAGATTTTCCGGAAAAGGTTTTAAAAGCCAGGATTGCAGCCGTTCCCTTTTATACAGAATGGAACAAAGCCGATTTTATTATCACTAAATTAGATGGACAATGATTTCAGAAGAAGTAAAGAAAAAACTGCGTGAGATGTCGGACCAAATAAGAGCATCCGAATCAGAATGGGGGACAATTCAAGCTTGTGTTACTTGTAGACACTTTGCTTGGAACCTCAATTTAGACAAGAAAGGAATAGTATGTACTACCTTTTATTGTAGGCTTTCCGGCGAATCGGTAAGAAGACTAAATATATGTAATAAGTTCCAGAATAAAGATTACTTGTCGAATCTTAGAAGTGAAAGAGAAAACGAATTTTTGGAACAGTACATACGTCCATTAGAATACGTCGGGATTGTCAATAGAGTGCTTGAAAGTACGATTCCTAATCAGATGGTACTTTATGCAGCAAAGAAAATACATGGTAAGGTAGTAGAGATCCAAATAAATATGGATAACTACGAAACGCATACAATTACATTTTTCATGGATGATCAAAAAACAGGCGACCGGATTTGGATGAAAACGACCATTCCTTCTTCCGCAAAATGTGGAGACTCGTATTCGGGATTATTAGCTGATTCCATAAAAAATGCTTTATCTGAATTTGAAGAGTTTTATAAAAATAGAGAATAATATCATGAAAGAAGAAGAAATAACATTATTAGAAATTGACGCATGCAGCCGTCTTCCGTATGGATTTAAAGCCACAGACGGAAATACAGTATATGACGTGTTGCTAAAGCAGGAAACCGCTTCATCCGTCAGCATTGAAGGACTATTGGCATCTGAAGGTAAGATAAAACCGATACTCTATCCGCTGTCTTCAATCACAGAAGAAATCTTTGTGAACGGCTCGGAAATATGCCCGATGAAGTACCTGGCAGAAGCATTCGATTTCGACGGGTATATGGGCCTTTATACCACCTGGAATTTCGACGAAGAAAGAGAATGCGTGGAGTTCTTCGCCTGGGGATGTAAGGTGTGCGAAATGAGCTTGCAGAGCTTCTTTATTACACCGGAAGAAGGGAAGTATAACAGCACTCAATTGGGCCTTCGTCATTTCCAGCAAGTATTTCACGTGCTGCATCAGTGCCACATCGACTACCGCAACCTGATCGCACAAGGGCTGGCCGTTTCAGCTTTAGTTTTGGATAATAACCCTTATAAATAAAAATAGCCATGTTTAGACCGGAAGATTATGTAACACACGATGTGGGATTGCTTTTGAAAGAAATAGGGTTTAATGAACCTGTGCATTCCCAATATACTAAGACAGGGACAGCATGGGTATGCCAGGAACCCGAAAACTTCAACGAATCGGTTGATTGTTGTTGTTCCAGACCAACTTTATATGAAGCTCAGAGATGGTTACGTGAAAATTATGATATTCATTTAGACATAAAGATTATTTGTTTCCATGCTCCTACAAGAAAATCTGATTTTATCTGTGATATTCACTCTTTAAATTCAAAGGAATACAGAGAAACTAAGGTATATCGGAGCTATCAAAAAGTGCTGAATGAAGGAATCCGCGAGTCATGTGAACTGATTAAAGACAGAAGATTATGAAGAAAATACCATTTATAGCAATTGTGACTGTTGTATTAATGTTATTGGCCGGCATTGTTACATTTTCCAACCAGCGTGAAGTAATGGCCACTGTGAACCGGATTGAGAAAATAGAAAATGTAACCTCAAGTGAAGGTAATACGACTACCGAGGTTTATTATCTCCTTTTCACATCCGGAGGGACCATGAGAATAAGCATAAACGGTTTCTTATCCCATCCTGAACTACTCGGTAGGATTAAGGTAGACAGCACTTATACGTTCCGAACCATGGGATTGGAATTGCCTTTTGCCGGATTCTATCCGAATGTGGTATCTGTAAAATGAAACAGTCATGACAGCAGAAGAGTTTTTGAAAAAGCAAGCAATGTATGAATTTATAAACGGGGTTAGTCATCCACCTGTAGAAATAGTCACATACGATATAGCTTTAGCCGCATTGCAATTAAAAGAGTATGAAGTTATCACCGATAAGGAGCGAAAGGGCTGGGTATGCCCGGTATGTGGTAGGGTCTATGCTCCGAGTGTATCTGAATGTACTGAATGTAATAAAAATAGAGAATCAACATGATTAAGCTATACAGAGCAGACCAGATGCACCCGTCCTCGTCGGTAGTGGCGCTATCAAGCCTGAAAAAGACTGTCAGGAAGAGCAGAGAGGTAACAGATAGACTGATTCAGCTGCTGATTGATACTGGCTACATTCCGGAAGAAAAGAAGCCCGAACTTCTGTCTGTATTCGACAAAGAAATGAACGAGTACACAAAACTCAAAACAAAGAAGAAAAAAGCATGAACGAAATGGAGAAAGAAGAAAAACAAAGAGAGCACGTTGATATGCAGGATGCCTTTGACGCATTGATGGTCGGCCTTCTGACAAACGTAAAAGAAAGGCAACCTGACCCGAACGAGGAGGTTATCTGCCGTATGGTGTCAAACGGAGCATTTGTAAGCGGATACATCTACCAGGAAGACGGGAAATACAAAGTGGCCACTTCTCCCGATTTTCATTTTGAGGACTACGGAGATTATGAATGTGACTACTGGTTCCCGAAACCTAAACTAAATGGAAAAAACAATTAATAAATGATATGGAAAAAGATATTATTGAAAGATGGGAAAAAGGGAAGGAAAACCTAAGAAACTGGCTAAAGTCCCACGAACAGAAAGAATATGGTAGTTATGAAGATTTAGTGATTGCACTTATAGAAAATGCTCTTAACTACGATGTGAAATCAGTCGATAGGATTTCTACAGATATAGATATTTCAGACCATGGAGATTATCAAGGAACTCAGATATTCTTGATTCATAGAGAATGTTATCAACCTAGTTGTGGGGACTATTGGATATTTGATAATTATTATGGCTCATGCAGCGGGTGTGATACGCTTTTAAGTATAAGTCAATATGATTGGGAACTTCCGACAGACGAAAAGGTAGAAGAATATATGACCCTTTGCCTACATCTAGTACAGAGAATGAAGTCTCTGGGAAATGTGCTAAATGAATAAATAAAATAAACCATGGATAAGAAAGAATATATACACCGATACGCCACGCAGCTGTTTAACGACCGTAATAAGGACTCAGGCAGCAATGAAAACGTACATTTCTACATCGGCGATATAACCGAAGCAATGTGGCAAGCGTGGGATGCGTCGGTTTTTTCACAATGGAAAAGCGTACAAGCTTCACTCCCTCCGAAAGGACAATGCGTGAACGTCATGCTGGAAGACGGGAGATACACCAATTCCTTCATCATGTCAGACGGAACATGGGCCTACAATGTTAGGCCAATCGCATGGAGCGAAATAAAACGGCCGATATTCCACCACAAACCAATGATTGAACTTAAATACCCAGGTATGAAAACGAAAAACATTATCTACACCGGCCCGATAGCCGATTATTATAACGGGGAGTTACATCGTATATTTTGCAACTTCGATATTCAGCAGCTGAAAAGCAGGGTGGCCGGGAAAGACGATTCCTGCAACAGGCCGATGATAATTATCAACCTGGAGACAAAAACTGCATGGATAGAGTACGTGGACGAAGAATGTTCCCAGTACGATAGCTTGGAGAACAAGTTCACCTGCGACCTTCAGGAATTGGAAAGGATGATTGAAGAAAGTCAGGAAAGTAAAGAATAATCTAAAACTAGGGACTCATGAAAACAGAATATCTTGATGAATTATACCCACATCAGTTAAAAAAGCAATTATCACTGCTTGGAGTTGAATTGACGGAAGACCAGTATAGAATACTTGTTAATCGCGGGAGAACATTTCTGTATGCTACAAGGGATAGGAAGAATAGCAAATCAAATATATTATACAGAATGACAATATTATTCTACATAATATGGGCTGTTTTTGTCAGACTTGTTATCCAACCTATCAAATGGTTGTTTACTGGAACCGAGTATTTTAGCATGGACAACCCTATTTATAAATTCACGGTTGGATGGGGACGTAAAATTGGATTCTAAAAACATACGACTATGAATAAAGCATTACCTGATGTAAAAGAGAATACTCCTTCTCCAGAGAAAAAAGGAAAAACTGTTCATCTTCACTTTGAAGGAGATTTCACTCTAAGGGATGGTAAGGTATTTGTCAGCAAGCTACAGACTAGCGAGTTGCCAATAACATTATGGACAGACCTATTCCGAGCAATAAACGATGTATTAAAAAAAGATTTATAAACCATGTATATCGACGATAAAAAAGCAGTTGTATTCGTTCCGAAAGACGAGTACGAAAAGATGAAAGAGCTGGCCAACGCCAACGAAGAAGAAATAGAAAAACGTGCTCTCGAAATGTGGGAGACCAAAGCAATTCCATGGCTTACAGTCTCCATGGAAATACGAAGCAGCGGTGGACGTGATATTCTGGATAGCGAGCAGTTCCAGTTCAGAACTGATTCATTGCTTCTTGATCCGGCAGGGAAATTCACTATCAAACAAGAGGCAAGAGAAAGATTTGGGAAATTAGTGAAGGACTGGGCATGTCACATGATGGAGATTCAGTTTGGCGAGCACATTTCAAAAATCAATAATATCAACGAACGATGCCACAAGGCAGATATATTGTGGAAGAGAATGCTGATTCCGGCTATTTTTATAGGGGTTATCACGTTTATTACGTTTGTCCGTTTGATATGGGCTTTACTGTCTAAATTCAATTAAATCAAGTTATAGCAATGCCTGATATTCAAATTCACAAAAGCCGGAAGTCAAAACTCAAATGGAAGGATGTTCCTAAATTTAAGGACAGTTACCGTTTGCCGGTAGTCCAGATACTGGATTATGAAGGTAGTCTTTACTTTAAGTTTTCCGGAGGGTCCAAATACTCTCCAAACACTTACTTCACCATTGAAAATTACCGGGAATATACGGCTTTGGAAATAATCAATTCCCTTGACGATATAGGTTTCAATACCCGGCATAGTTACGATGCAGTCTTGAAGTTTTATCACGATAGAGGATTAGATTTTGGATTTACAAGAAACTTTTTACAGCCATTAAAACGATAACACCATGTCAACAGTACGGAATATGAAAAATGAAAACTTTGTCACTTTTGAGGTAGCTAAGCTTCTTCAGGACAAAGGATATAGAGAAGACTGTCATGCCAGTTACAGGACAGACGAAACAGGCCGGTCGGAACTGACCGTAGTGTTTGGGGTGAGGGAGTTCCGTTATCTTTCAAGACATGTGGACGGATTCCAGTACGAATACCTGGCTCCCACGCTATACGCCGCTCAAAAATGGGTTCGCACAAAAGGGAAGATTCATATCGTTGTCGAGCTAAACAAACACGGATGGTACTATCGCCTGTACGACACAGAGGATTTGTCTCTCATATCGCAGATGGACGGATATACCGATACATTCGAGAAAGCTTTGAATGATGGAATAAAAGAGTCATTAACCTACTTATAAGAATCAGAATATGTTTACACAACCTTGTTTTATCCGGAAGAACACACCGGATCTGCGGAAAAAGCTTCAGGAAATGGGGCAAAGAGCCAATACCCTTGACGATTTTAAGGGAGAATGGTTGGCGGCTAATTACGGAATGTTTATTTCCGTACAAGATGGATTTCAGCATCTTCATCCGAACGACATTGACTGCGGTACCAATGAGGAACTGTTTCTTGCATTGGCTGCACTTCAAGATGATTCTGATGAAAATCAGTGGTTTGTTTATCCAAATGAAAATCATTGGTTTAAATGTTATGATAACAACATTGAAGAAGTAAGAAACGAACCTTCTATAAGAATGAGTTGTCAGTCTGCTTGGTTTTACAAAAGTCAGAAAGCCACCGTACAGGAACTAATTGAACATTTCAGCAAAAAGGAGGAAGAGTCATGATATTCATACCAGAAGATTTCAAATCTATTCGCATTAAAAAGACCAACATCGTGGCAAAACGACTGCTGGAAGGAGCCATAAGAGAGATAAAGAAATGTTCCAAAGAATATAGGGAGATGTTACTCAGTCAGTGCGCACCATGGAGACCAGATGGCTATAATATAGAATACAAGGAAATGTCAGATGGATTCAAGATATTCAAAAGATACCTGAAGATGAAAGGATTCCAGGATGTAAAATACGCCGAGCATATAGAACATTCGGAATGGACCGTATTCTTTTATCTCCGGTTTGAAATAGACAAATACCTGATAGAATCATGCCAAATGCTAACGTCGAAAAGATAAAGGCCAGTCTGCTGAAAGAAATCAAAGGAGTGTTCTGTGAAGGATATTGTCTTTACTACAAAGACGATTACTACTGCGGAGCCTGCCCGTTAAACGACACAAGCAACTGGCTCAACCGGAAGAAACCCATTGCGAGGAAAGAAAAACTACGCACCGTGAATTTCTGCGACGACTGCATCCATTTCCGCCCGCTGAAAGAAGGGGAGAAACAAAAGCCAAACAATCAGCTTTGCGAGTTTGTCCGTCCTCTCAGGTTCAGGGTAGGGAATGGATACAATGGGGAAGATACAGGTTTCTTCCTTCCCGGTTGCAAGGACTACAAAAAGGAAGAGCGAGAATGCCTCACTTGCCTTCATTTCCTTCCATCGGAGGATTCAGACGCGGGTGAATGCAGGCTCTATTCTGACACGGCGTACAGCCATTATTTATGCAATGATTGGAAATCTAAAGACTAAAGATTATGGAAGGAGAAACAGAATTAGTAACTATACCGCTTTCAAAGTACAATCAGATGTTACAAGAGTTGGCAAACCTGAAAATATTTAGAGAGCAGGAAAAAGAAGAAATTAAGAAGGATGCTGAAAAGCCTTATGAAAATCTTATAGGTCCTAATAAAGATTATGTAGGTTATCTAGCAAGGGAATTTGGGAATATATCATCAATGGTAGAATATTATCAGGGTAGAATATGCGCTCTTGAGCATAACTTGGAAGAGTCAAAAAATGAAGTGAGAAATCTCAATAACAAGTTAAAGTTTTCTATTGAGAGAGAAAACCGTTTACTTAATCAATATAACTTAATTATAAATGAACGAAGTACGAAATGGTATCAGATAATTAAACGTATAAAGATAAGAAAAGAGATGAAGAAACTGCAAAAGGAAGAATAGCCTATGCCAACCACAATCAAGCGAATAGTGAGCGTACTTTACCGGGCACGCACCAATAAATACGAGGTGCAGGCTGTGGCCGAAAAGAATGGCCGGCCATGTGTTATCACGCTGTATTATAGAAATGAAAAAGAAGCAAGAAAACTAAAGAAAGGAGACGTAATAGATGGAAACAATTGAAGCGATAAACCTGAACAAACTGAGAGATGAAGCCTACCAGAACGCCGTAGAACACGGATGGCACGACGAGGATTTAAGTACCGAGCATTTCCTTTGTCTGGTCATTAGCGAGCTGATGGAAGCTGTGCAGGCCGAAAGAAAAGGGAAACGGTCCGATGTGGCAAAGTTTAATGAATGGCAAGGAAATAATATCCCATTTAGCGAAGAAACCCGAGTAAGAAGATTTCAGGAAGATTTTGAAGCGTATATAAAAGATAGTGTGGAAGATGAACTTTCCGATGTCTGCATCCGTATTCTTGACCTGGCAGGTTTGCTGGGAGTTAGTTTCTTAGGGGTAAAATTCCCGCTTGAGATAAAGGAAGAGACATACAAAGATAAAAGCCAGAATACTTTTACAGAGTGGTGCTACAATGTGACAAGATTTATCGCATCGTATAATGAGTGTCATATTACCACTCTTCAATTCTTTGTAACCATCTTGCAAGAAGTATTTATCATGTCCAAAATCAAAGGATTTGATCTCCTCTGGCACATCGAACAAAAAATGAAGTATAACCGCTCCCGTCCGCGCATGCACGGGAACAACAAATTTTAATTATGAATACCGCAGACTTAATAATCAGCATCGTTTTTGTTTGCATAAACTCCGCCGCGCTATTCCTGATTTACCGGTCCATATCGCGATGGATGACCCGAAACGAGAAGAAAATAGACAACCTGGAGCACGCCGTTCTCAAAATTGACGACTACATAAAATACAGTTCTCACACCATTGACGCGGTTTACATCGACGCACAGAACAGGCTAATCGAACAGTTTGTGAAAGATGAAGATTATGAGCGGGCTGCCATCGTCAAGAAAAACCGGCAGTTGGTAGAAGCTGCCGTACTAGAAGAAATGAAACGCCGCATGAAAGAAATGGAAGCAGAACTTTTCAAAGACTCAATAAACAAAGAATATAACCAGAAGAAAGGAGACACGAAAGAATGATTATTTTTAGTCCTTCATAAGCGAGGGTTGCAAAATTAGATTTATCGACGGGTGAAATCAAATCACTAATTAATCACTTTCTGATTCATTTTTAAGGAGGCGTAGAAGTGTATGTAATCACACTTTTACGCCTTTTTTCTGTCAACAAAAGTCGTATTTCGTCACATAAATTCCAAACTGGCGTAGTATCGCCACTGCGGCCGCGCTTAATAGACACTTTTGTCGCGTAGTTACGCCATTTGAGTGGCGTAGGCACGAGACTTTCGGGAAAGTCGTTCCGGCACAAAGAAACAATCGCTTAGAAAATCAATTCAGTATCAAATATTACAAGTTTTACACACCCATTGCAAAATGTTTTGCAATTTGATAATCAGTTAGTTAAGTATAATTTGTAAGCAATTTTGCAAAGCTTGCGAAGAGTTGGCGAAATTTTTGCAATGAATAACTATCTGATAATCAATTAAAAGTATTGTACTTTTTGATATTTTGCCGATTTTTCACGAAAAACGAGTTTACAAAATCTTTAAAATAAAAATTTTTCGTAGGGTAGAGAAGGGTGTACATCAGTCGAATCATTTCTTCTTGTGAGCGCCCGAATGGGGAAGGAGTCCGAAGGGAAACCTGAAAGAACGAAAGGAGGGAAAGGTCGGCCTGCGGAACGCGGGACGACAAAGCACGCCTTTCCCCTTTCGTTCTACTTCCTTTATATTCAACTTCATCGTGTAACAGAGAGAGCTACGCAATGGACATAAAAGAAAAAGCCGGGCAGCCTGAAATCTGTTCTTTACCGAAAAAATACGTTTTCTTCACTTCAAAATTAATGAACAATCGGCAATAACTCTTTATTTATTATTTATTATCCACTATAAATGATTGATAATGAAATAAATAAGTATTGAGAAGTGTTTTGCAAGAAAATTGCACAGCTTTGCAAAATCGTGAAAAACACGCAAAATAAGGTCCCAGACGCTTAACCTTTTTTTGTTGAATGAAATTCCGATTGGTGTTGAATCGTCCGTAACTTGCTGTTGATTAATTGAGTTACATATATTTATGAAAAGCCACAGCACAAAAAAGAATGTATCTGCACCTCCGGTAATGTATGTCAAGCTTAGCATATACCTCCGCAAATACATGGAAAGCAGATATGGTAAAGATGTATTGATTATTCCATTTATGAGCCCTATTTACACGTGTATGGAGCAGTATTTGGTGAATAATTACAGTATGGTGAGAATAAGTCCAAGAGCATGTTCACAACGTATGTTCAACTATAACGCCACATCGGATTTATTTGAAAGAAGTGGTATTTGTGTAATGGACACCGCTGAAAAACAGGATTATATAGCAGTACAGATTCCAGAAAGAATATTCAAAGGCGGATTGATTATAAACACTTCCGATAATTGGCAGCTTAGCAATACCGGATTTGTAGAGTTCAACAAACTGGTGAAGCGTGAGTTCTGGATGGAATGTATGAAGTTTGTGGATGAATGTTTTACTTCTGCGCGAATCCAGGGATTGCGTACTACACGTGAGAATGCAATTTCTGATTTTATGGTAGCCATGAATATTCCTATGCAGTATTATGAGAATATGATCAGATATTACAAACGAATGATAAACCGCATCCATTCTGACATTGAAAAAAAAAGAGAGTGGCTTGAAAGCTTAAATGACACCGCATTAACTTATACATAAGAAGAAATTAATACATGAATAGCCTGAAATAATAGTTAAAAAAAGGGGGATTTTGTCCTCCTGTTTGTCCTCTGCTATTTTTAAACAAAAAACAACACATAAATCATGAATTGCAGCGAGAATTATTACGAGTTGATAGGCAGCATTGAAGCTTATCCGGACGACGCGGTTACGTTTTCCCGCCCGTTCAATATTGAGAAGAAAAGTGACAAACCTGATTTTTCTGTGTCGGGCGACCGTAAGATTTCCATTCAGATGAAACCGAAATCGGGGAGCCTGAAGGAGAGCGCGGAAACCAGCGTGGCCGGCGACTCTTACGAAGTGACGGTGAGTTGGGAGGTAGAGAGGGTGACGCAAGAAACCTATTTACAGCTTGAAACGCTGAAAAACAGCACTAACCATTTGATTGTAAGAACATTTGGCGACGGTGAAATGTTTGTGCGTGCCGTGAGCGACGGTTATGAATTTCAGTATGAGGAAGGCGACGGCGTGATTTCGTGCACACTCACCATCCGCAACGTGACCGGCGCACAGCGTGTGGTCTGACAGCTACACCTTATTATATATATTGCTTTTTTCTTTCCGTTGGAATGCCGTTCCTGCATACGTGTGTGGGGCGGCATTTTTTCTTTGGGCCTTTCTTTTTGTGCGCGTTTTTCTTTCGTCCTGCAGGTAAATCTTCATTATCGTCTTTGTGGCATTCTTCAATTTCTTTGCGTCCGCCGCAAATTTCTTTTTTTCGCACAAACTCCTTGTGTTTTACAACATGCTCATTCTTAGCAGGTTTTTATTTGCAGAGAAAATCCGTTTGAGCATCCGCATATTTCTGTAATTCACGCATTTAGTCATTTTTTGTGTCCTTCATCACCGCATTTCGCGTGCGTAATTTCGTGATGTAATCAATTAATTATCAAACGAAAATGGCAACAAGAGCATTTCACGAAATCATGTCTACGCGATTCTGGGACTTTTACCCGGAGTCTCTGCATGCTTACCGGAGAACGATTCTTGACAACATTGCCTCACACCGTCCTTACGAGAAGCCGGACGAGCGGACCGACCGACCTTACTTCCTTTCTTCGCGCGACGGGTTTACGGAGAAAACCTACGTGGGTAATTACGACCGCATAACCTACTGGTACGATTTGGAAGAAGACGACCGCATCATTTCGGTTATCGACGTACAGGGCCCCATTCTTCGTAATGGCGACCTGTGTTCCTACGGAAGCAAGGAACACAAGGACATCATCATGCGTGCTTCTGACGATGCGCATACCATCGGATTTATTATCGAGATGGACAGCCCGGGCGGTAGCAGCATGGCGAAGTACGACTATGAGATGGCCCTCAACTACGCCCGATCAAAAGGAAAGAAGATTGTGGGTCACATCGACGGGATGTCCTGCAGTGCCGGTTATGCGCTGATGGCTCTGTGCGACGAAGTGTATTTCACCAATCCGCACGACACGGTGGGATGTATCGGTACTATGTGCGCGATGCTCACTAACAAGGACGGCGATGTGAACACCGTGACTCAGGAACGGTACGCCGAGATTTATGCCGACGGATCTCCTTATAAGAACAAGGAGTACCGCGACGCGGCCGAGGGGAACTATGACGGCATCAAGGAAGAGCTGAACCGGCACTGTGCCGACTTTCAGCAGATGGTACGCGAGCGCCGTCCCAGAGTGACGGACGACCAGCTGACCGGAAAAACTTTCGATGCGGGCGATGTGGTGGGTACCATGGTCGACGGTCAGGGCGACTTCAAGTTCTGCGTGAACCGCGTGCAGCAGCTGGCCGGAGTGAGTCAGAGTCAGAAAGGAAATTCGTCCGGAGCCTCACGCGAAGACAGCAAACCATCAGGAATCAAGGAAGAAAAGCAGCCGGGAACACAGGAACAGGCTTCTGTGGAGCAGCCGGCATCAGATAAAACAGAATCACAAACTCAAAAACAAGCAACTATGGCAAAAAGCTATCCATTTATTCAGTCGGCTGCAAAGGTAAACTCCCTGGTAGTCGAAGAAAACGGCGGTTTCTACATGGTGGAAACCATGGCGGACAATGTAGAAGAGTTCGTCATGAAAGCTAAACAGACGGAATCTACGCTGGCTGCAAAACTCACGGAAGTAGAACAGCTTAATGCAACCATCGAACAGATGAAGAAAGACCATGCGGAAGCACTGGCCAACCTGAAAGCGGAACACGAAAAAGAGGTTTCTTCATTGAAGGACGCTCATAAGAAGGAATCGGAAGAACTGACAGCGAAGCTGAATGAAGCTCAGAAGAGCATCGAACAGAAGGATGAGGAAATCAAGGAGCTGAGCGAAACGGCACAGCTGGAACCTACTCCGCAGGACCCGCCGAAAGACAACAACGGAGGTCAGGAAAGCGGACAGTTCCATGTGCAGAGCGTATGCGGTGAAAACATGAGCTGGGGCGAAAAAGCTGAAGCCCGCCGCAAGCGTGATGCTGAAATCAGCAAAGCACGATAAGAGATAAGAACGCGACACAAAAACTAAACCAGACACAAACAATATGGCTACAAAGTTATACGCACTCAGTGAAGAGAATGTATCGCATGTAAAAGACATTCTTGCTCCGGACATCATCGAAAGCCCGGTTCTCGATAACATGGCAGTGTTCAACAAACTTCGCATCAAGGTTATCGAAGATATTGAATACGCACAGACTCAAATCATTTTCCGTCGTAAGGGTGGTGAAGCCCGCCGTTACAAGGAAGGTTCTACGCTGAAGTCAACCCTTGGTTTCATGGACGAAAGCAAACTGGTGATGAACCAGATTTGGTCACGTTACTACGAAAACCTTCAGAACTTCCGCGAAAAACAGCCGTTCAGCATCCTGGGTTCAAACGGAACCTACAATGCACCGGTTACAGAATTTATCCTTCGTCAGATTGGTAAGCAGTTTGCCGGCGATAACCTGAGCAACCTTTTCTTCGGTAACATTGAATTGGGAGAAGACGACCCGCTCAGTCTGTACAACGGTTACTGGACTATCATTAACAACCTTATTAATCAGGGTAAGATTTCTTCCAAGGAAGGAAACCTTGTGGCTTGCGACCCGATTAACGAAGGTCCTGAAACTCAGGATGGAGAATACTTCGACGCATTTGTAGAATGGGTGGAAGGATGGCATCCGCTGTTGCGTAACGCTCAGGAAGTAATCGTTTACATGTCGCCGAAGCAGAAGCGACTCATTACCCACAGCTACATGCGTAAGTTTACCGGATTGCAGACTACAAGTGCAGGCGGTGAAGGATTCTCATTCGTGGGAATGGAAAACATCAAGATTGTAACCGACGGTATTATTGGTAAGGGTAATCGTATGATTGCAACTCTCCCTGAAAACCTGCAGTTCGGTCTTGACCGTGCAAGCGACTGGAACTCGGTGATGATGAGTCACGACCCGAACGACTTGAACGTGCTGATTTTCCAGGTACAGTCTACCGTAGGCGCACGTATTCTGGACATCGCACCATCCAAGTTCTGTGTGAGCGACGGTACTATCGAACAGATTGAACAGCTGAACGGTGACTACCAGAAGAATACCCTGACCGTTACTTCCAACAACGAAGAATGGGGTAAGGTAACGCTGTCTCCGCAAAAGGATGTATATACGAAGGACGAAACCGTGAAACTGACTCCTGCTGCTGAATCTGGATACAAGTTCAAGGCATGGAGCGACGGTGCAACAATCTCTCCGCGTGACATCGTTTACAACGGATACCCGACCTACCTTCAGGCCATCTTCAAACCGGAAGGCGAATAATAACCCGCCCGCTGAGATAAAACAGGCTGCCAAGTTTGGCAGCCTTCACAACACAAACACAAACTTTTAAAACCAGACAATTATGGCAGAATTATCATGCGACTTAATGGATATTGGTCAGGCTGCTGCCGGTTGCGAAGAACAGTTTGCCGGTATCGGTAATCAGATATATGTAGCCTATCCGGAAGATTTGAAAGCACCTCCCACATACGATGAGAGAAAAGCGGCTTTTGCTTCAGGAGCATTTACTTTCAAGGCCAGTAAAGGAGCCTGGAAGTTCCGTATTAAGAAACAGAGCGGACAGATTTCTTCAACTGGTAACGAAGGGGCAAAAGGATACAACGTACAGCTGATGTTTACCATAGACAAGGACGTGGAAAACGCAGCTCATGTGCTCCGCATCCTGAAAAACCGTGGTGACGCTATTTTCTTTGCAGAAAACCCGTCAGGAGGTTATTACGTAGTGTACGACCCTACTTTCGGTACGGAAGTTAACAACAACTACGACAGTGGTACTACTCCGGATTCTGATAGCGGTCATGCAGTAACTGTTACCAGCAACCCGAACAGATACTCCCTGACTACCTGGGACGGAACTCTGACTATCAAATCGGGACTGGGATAACGATTATACAAACTTCAAAATAAGACAATTATGGCAGAATTATCATGTGACTTAATGGATATTGGTCAGGCTGCTGCCGGTTGCGATGAACAGTTTGCCGGTATCGGTAATCAGATTTATGTCGCTTATCCGGAAGACCTTACGGCAAAGCCTGTATATGAAGCATCTAAAGCTGCATTTACTGAAGCTTCTTTTGCTTTTTCTCCTGGTAAGGGAGCGTGGAAGTTCCGTATCAAGAAACAGAGCGGTCAGATTTCTTCAACTGGTAACGAAGGTGCAAAGGGCTATAACGTACAGCTGATATTTACCATCGACAAGGACGTGGAAAACGCAGCCCATGTGCTCCGTATCCTGAAGAACCGTGGAGACGCTATTTTCTTTGCGGAAAACCCTGCAGGAGGTTACTATGTAGTGTACGATCCAACTTTCGGTACGGAAGTGAACAACAACTACGACAGTGGTACTACTCCGGATTCTGACAGCGGTCATGCGGTAACAGTGACCAGCAACCCGAACCGCTACTCCCTGACTACCTGGTCGGGTACATTGACGCTGAAATCAGAGGCAAGTTTAGGAGATGGAGGATAACCGTTTGATTTGCATATCTAACAAACGAAAAAGTGGATGAAAGTCCGGCACTTGCTAATCGGTGCCGGACTTTTTTATGTCCTTCAACGACATATTGGTTTTCCCTACTTTTGGGGTAAAGTAATTGAAAAACAAAGGTTATGATTACAGAAAAAGAATACTTAAAAGACTACAGAACCATGAACGAGGAAGAAAAGAAAGATTATCTGGACCGGGTGAAACGATGGACGGACGAAACTTTTCCGGAACTGCTGGCGCTGGCCGAATGCTGGATGAAGGTGCCTGTGAAGGATTTCGACGAAGGATGCCGTCTGGTGTCGGCCATTGTGCGGGCAAAAGACTTCCTTCGCGACGTACAGCGCTATGAAGCCCGCCGTGCACTCAACAAGATGAACCTGTTCCTGCAGGAAGTACGGAAGAAATCCGGACTGGCCAAGAAAGCCACTCGCGGTCCGGTTGGAACCGTTCGTTACAAAGCGATAGTTCCTGATGACGGTGCGCCCGATGAAGAAGGAAACATGACCGCACGCCAGTACGAAGAGCAGGAAGTGGACGGTCGCAGACCGAAAGAATTTGCCCTCTATAAAGATAAGCTGCCGAAATCTCTCCGCGACAAGGGAGAAAAAGAACTTTCCACCATGTACCTGGAACTGGCCGAGTATCGCGGCACGCTGGAAGTAATGGCCGAAAATCCCAACGTAAGCGACGAAGCCCGCGCGGACATGGCCAAGAAAGCCATCGCATCCGAGCAGAAAATCCGCGCGTTCTGGACCAATGTGGATGCAGCACTGAACGGTACCTACACCGAGCAGGAAACTTCCACAGCCGACAGCATGAAACGTCCTGGCGACTTTACCCGTGCCGAGATAGAGGCCATGAAGGATGTACGCCAGCAGGAAGTATGCCGCAAGGCCCGCGTGGAAGGAAACAAGAAATACATCAACCGCAGCGACGTGAAGATTACCGAGGAGTACAAGGAACAGCTTCGCCTTCGTATCGAGGAACTGATGGAATGGGGAGAGAACCTGCCTAAGAAAACGGCAGAAGTAGCTACTGTAGCAGGCATATCCATTCCCGGTGTAAACGCTCCGGTTGTATCCGTACAGGCAGAGACAAAGCCTGCTGACACGGAAAATCAGGAGCCAAAGGTATCGGAAGGAAAAGCAGAAAAACGATCCGAAAATACCGAAAAACGTACAGAAAATGAAGAAAAGCGTGCCGAAACAACGGAAAACCGTATAAAAACGGCGGAAGAACCGAAAAAAACTACAGAAACCGCACGCAAGAAAGTAGATCCTACTGAAAGTGTAACCGAAGGTCAGATGAAAGGAGGTGCATTATGAGAATAATTGAACCCTGCTGCTACCACAAGCAGCTGGAAGGAATGATTGACGAGTGCAGCAAAAAGCACACGGCTGCCAACTTCTTCAGTTTTTCTGACTGGGACATGTGCGATCTGCTGGGTACCCTGTCCGGCTACTGTTCCGGAGGTGAAATGGGCATTGTCATGGTGCGGCTCGATGTAAAGCTCATTCAAACCATCCGTCGTATTCTTTCGCGTGTGAAGCCCGATCCTACAAATCCGTCGGATCATATTGCTGATGTCAGCAAAATGATACTCATTTCGCAGCCTGCATCCACAGGAGCCACCTTCAACCAGCGACAGGAGATTCGCACGCAGTTAGGCGAGTTTATCCAGTCGGGCCGGCTGGTGGTTTGTGAGGACAATGTGGGTTTCCGCTGCGTCACGGTGAAGAGCAAATCGCACAGCCTGGTTATCCAGGGAAGCCTGAACACCCAGCGTAGCAACGCCATGCAGATGTTCACGCTCACCACCTCGCCGGAAGAGTATGAGAATGTGGCGGAGATGTTGCGGATGAAGGAGCATACGAAAAGCATTATGAAATAGCAATTCTTTTGATCATGAAAATTGTTTCGTGATCAAACAAGCATAAACATGTTTTGAAAAATAATATATGTACAATGGATTTAGGAAGCGGTATAAAGCTGATACATGGAGATTGTCTGGAAGAAATGAAACATATTCCTGATGGTAGCGTGGATTGTGTGGTTTGTGATTTGCCATATCAAATAACATCATGCAAGTGGGATAAAATAATACCACTTGAGGATTTATGGAATTTATATAACTATAAAGTAAAAACAAATGGAGCGGTCATATTATTTGGGAGAGAACCATTTACATCAAATCTTATATTAAGTAATTTAAAAAATTACAGACAGAAGCTTACATGGCTAAAAACAAGACCTACCAATGTAATGAATGCAAAAAAGCAATTTATGAATTGGACTGAGGATATAATTATTTTTTATAAAAAACAACCTACATATAATCCTCAGATGAGAACAGACGGACTTTTTACAGGTAGAAAAATTCAAAGATGTAATACGGATAGAAGTAAAGGTGTTCTTGGGAAAACAGGAGAGAAAAAAGATTATGTTCACGAAGGGAATAACGGACTATTTTATCCGAAATCAGTGCTTGAATTTTCTAATGTAAATAATAAAAATATTCATCCCACCCAGAAACCTGTTCCATTAATTGAATATCTGATAAAGACCTATTCTAATGAAGGAGATTTGATATTAGATAATACAGCCGGAAGCATGACCACAGCCATTGCAGCCATCAATACTGGCAGAAGTTGTATCTGTATAGAAAAAGACGACAATTACTTTAAAATAGGATATGAGAGAGTGATCAATCACTTGAAAGAAACACAATCACAATTATGGCAAGCGAAATAGCACAACGATTCTACGACCTGCTGCGGAAGCACTTTGAAACGGGTGTGCCGTGGCAGAACATGGCCTTTACCGACGAGCAGAAAAAACGGGTGGAAGTCTGCCTGGATGCGTACAAGCGCTTTGAGGAGGACCCGTTCATGAATCTGCGGCAGTACATCATCAACCGGTGGAAACGAACGTACAGTCAGTTGGGAGGCGACCTGAAGGTAATAGACTTCATTTCGTCGTTCTACGCCAATGGACAGCGAAACATTTCCTCGATGAAGGTGCGCCACGCTGCCGACCTGATGATGCGAAACGGGGCCGATACGGGCGACATGAAAGCGGTGTACAACGGTGCCAGCCTGCTCACCAAGATTGACCGTCTGGATCAGCCGGAAACACCGGAGGAACTGGGCGATGAACTGATACGCATGCCGGTAGTCATTACATCGGATGTCAAGAAGAAATTCCCGAACAAAACCGGTCACGACAGCGAGGAAATGCGCCGCCTGAGAAAGAAGTACGGCGTGAAGCTCGACCAGTGGCAGGAAATGGTGGAAGACGAAGAAGGAGTATATGTAAGCGAGGGACAAAACGCTCCGGACGAGGAGTACGATGAAGTAAACCGGGACGATTTCACACAACCGGAAGAGGAGGAATAAACCATGGCACGACGAAACGACTATGAATCCGCCCGCGAGGAATCACTCCGACGGGCACAGCGTCACGCCTCGGCATTGTCGGGCGTACAGGAAGCGGAGGAGCAGGAAACTGCGGCCAACTACATCTACATGAATCCAGCCCAGCGTGCGGTGTACAACTACCGATGCCGGAATACCACCGTAGAAGCAGGTCGTGGTACAGGTAAAACCGACGGACTGATTACGCCCGAAATGGCCGGTTGCATCCAGTCCATGCCGCGCGGAACCGGACTTTTCTTAGGTAACAGTATCAAGCAGCTTTTCACAAAGACCGTACCTAAAACGCTTTACTCGCTGGAGCGAATGACCGGACTGAAGGAGGGAGTCCATTTCTTTCGTGGACACGCTCCTGCAAAATGCAATTTCAAGGAACCCATCGTAAAGCCGAAGGTGTGGGAAAACTGCATCCACTTCTGGAACGGATTCGTGTACTACATGATTTCTACCGGAGTGAAGGCTGCTGCCAACGGTATGGACTCGTGCTCCATTATCGGCGACGAGTGCCGTTTTATGCCTGAAGGACTGATTAAGGCCGAAATTCTTCCTACGCTTCGCGGTATCAACACCAATCATCCCGGATTCGATGAAAACCTGAATCCGTATTACAAGAGTATATTCTTTGTAAGCGATGCACCGCTTACAAAGCGTCAGGCATGGCTCCGGAAGCGCCGTGACGAGCAGACACCGGAAATAAACCGGAAGATTGCGGAGATGATACGTGAGGCACAGATCTGCCCGGAAATCGTGCAGTCCCCCAAATACCAGCGTGAGCTGAACAAGCTGCGCTGCCAGGCCAGCATCTACTTCTCCTTTTCCAGCATAGAAAACATCGACATTCTGGGCGAACAGTTCATCCGCACCATGCAGAAAGAACTTACCCCCACCATGTTCGACATCTCCATCCGCAACGTCGAGAAGGAAGAAATCAACGACGGCTATTATGCAAACTTCGACCCCGACGTGCACTGTTACCTCAGTAACGACGAAGAGCAGCTGGAAGCCGCACAGAAATACAAGAAACGCACCATTACGCAGATATACAACGGCGGGCGTACCCTGCGTGTAGAGTCGGAAAGCATCGACCTGAACGAGCTTTCCAAGGCACAGGACTGCTGTCTGGATACTGACATAAAGCCCGGAGAACCGCTGCGCATCGCCTTCGACTACAACGCCCACATCAACTGTCTGGTGATAGGGCAGACCGACAGCCGGAGCAACACCGGCGTGCTGCGCATACTCAACAGCATGACCAACGTAAAGAACACCCGTATCGAGGGACTTTGCAAGATGTTCTGCAAGTATTATGAGCCGCACCGCCTGACCTGCCGCGACGTGATTTTCTACTACGACGACACCGCCAAGCAGGGAGCCGCCTACGCCAGCGAGCGCCACGAAGAAACCCGTTTCTACAACATCGTAAAGAAAGTGCTTCGCAGTCACGGATGGAACGTCATCGAAGTACCCATGGGACGGCCCATGAGCCACAACAAGAAGTACGAGTTCCTGAACGGTTGTTTTGCCGGCACTCAGCGCCCGTTCCTTCGCATCAATAAGGAGAACAACGAGTATCTGATTGCCTCCATGGAGAATGCACGTGTGAAGGAAGGGCGCAACGGTTTTGAGAAAGACAAGAGCCAGGAAAAGAACCGCGTATCGAAGGAAGTGGACGACATCGAGGCAGAATTGAGTACACGTACAGACCTGAGCGACGCATTCGACACGCTGGTAATCGGTGTGCGCTATTACGGATCGGGCCGCATGATAGGCGTGGGTATGCCGATGTCGGCTTAATTAAGAATGAAGAATTAAGAATGAAGAATTAAGAATGAGCAAGAAGAAACTGAAATATCAGGACCCGGCCCTGCAGCCGCCCAAAGCGCTGATGCAACTGGTGGATGCCTTTACCGACACCTACAAGCCGGTGGAGCGTGAGGAGTATGCCGACGAAGTGTTTACCGTGCGCCGCATCCGTGAATACTTCCAGGCATGGCCCATTCCGAAGATGCCCGACCCGCTTCCGCCGTATCTGGTGGAACTGGAGCGCAGGGGATTCGCCATGCAGACGGCCTACGACGGACATCCCGCCCTGTTCTGCGTCCGCTGGCATGTGGACGAGGAAATCTGCACTGCCGAAGAAACGCACGACAAAGAAGCCGAAGTGCGCACCGGACTGGTGAGCATGAAAGCCCTCATAGCCCGCCGCATGATGGAGCGTCCGGCAGACGATGGCGACGATGAAGAAGACGAATTGGGCGAAGAAGAATAGCCCTGATAGAAACGATGACCCCCGCCCGCTTCAGGGAAGACGGACAGGGGTGAAGTGAGAGTTTTAAAACACAATGCAAATATAAGGAAAAATAATTTATAATTGTCATTGATTTTATATTTTCCACCGAATTTTAGCTATTTTTGCGTGTAATGCAACATTTTAATATATTACAGCCATGAAAATGCGCAGACTTATCAAGGCACTTTTCAGCAGGAAGAAGAAAAATGCCGCAGCCATATACCTGTCACGGTTTGACACCATAGATAAAATGATACGTGAGAAACTGATTGGGATTGACGTGAAAGAGTGTTACGTGGCCCTCGACCTCTCCGTGCATCTGCTCTACAAGGACGACGACCGGAAGTATGCCGCATTCTTCGACACCCTCCGCGCTTTCATCAACTATCATCGCGGATATATGGACCTCCCCGTGCTTCAGCCGGAAGAGCGCATCAACTTCTGCGTGAACTTCCGCCGTGAGATACGCTTCGACCTGGAGAATGAAGAGTTTTACGACGAGCCCCGGGTGGAATACATACCGTGGCTGGTAGGATTCTGCCAGTCGGGCACCGTGGTTTACGATGTTTTCGAACAAGGTAAGAAGTGAGTTTTCAGGAATGTATGCTTTTAAGCATTGACAAATGTGCCCGGCTGCGAAGTCGGGCACATCTGTTTAAATTTGATAAATTTGCAAATGCAGCCGCTCTGCCTTTATACGCACGAAGGAAGAACACGAATAAATCAACTATTTAAAACAAAAAAGGAGGATAAAAATGAAACCTCAAACTAAAACGTACAAGCATGAGATAGACTTGTACTTTGAAAGCGTGCCACACAGCATCCGCACATTCAGCGTTCATGGCAATACATTAATTTACATTGAATACGAAGATTATCTGAGCGAACACCATGTAACGGAAGCCCTTCTACGATTATTGGACACCAGCGTTCTTCTCAGTATCAAGCGAAACTGTTCCGAGCGGCTATTCCAGGAAATACAGCAGCGTTACGGCCTATTCATGAGCCAGCTTGAGCTCTGCGCTGTGATGTCTGAATACGAAGCCTGACGTTTACTCCCCTCCGCATGGTTTTGCGAAGGGGATTTTTTTGTATTTGTTTGTCAAAAATGGAAAATAAAGTTATTTTCGCGGTGAACTTTAAACTTAACAGTTATGGATAAATTTGTTACTATTGATTTTGAGCACCTGACTCCAAATCATGAAACTGCGTGCGCGGTTGGAATGGTAAAGGTAATCAATCAGGTTATCGTGCAGGAATTTTATTCACTTATAAAGCCTGCCCCGGATGAAAGAAAAACGCTAAACACCCATGTGCATGGGATAACTGAGGAAATGTGTGCCAATGCTCCTACATTTGCAGAACTTCTCCCTTTTATGGAATGGTTTACAGAAGGATGTGAAATTGTAGCGCACAATCACGTAACAGAAAAGAGCGTACTTGAAAAGGCTTGCCGTTATTACGGGAAAACAGACAGCACATTGTATCAGCCTTTATTCATCGACACGTACAATTCCACAGGAAAAAGCCTGGAAGAATCTTGCAAAACGGCTGGGATAGAACTTGCTGAATTCAACTTGCAAATGCAACAGAATTCTGATTAATAATTTGTTTAAAT